TCACTTGGTCGGAGTGACCTTTTTGCCGATCCTTTTCCTGATGTAGTTCTCGGTCATTACCACAGTGGTGTGCCCAAGTTGGTCGCGCGCCTGGAGAATGTCACCACTCGATTCGGCCTTGTCAGTACCCGCCTTAGCGCGCAGATCGCGCATCTGAAAATCTCCTTTCTCAACACCGGCCGCTTCTCGGGCCGCGTCAAACCTCCCGCGCAACATGCTCTTGGTCATTGGCTGTCCGTTATCCATAACGATGAGCCGGCTTGTTCGAATCTTATGCCCGTCCTTTCTCGCCAGGATTCGATCAATCACGACCTTTAGCTGTCCAGTAATCTCAATCCTCCTTTTCGCATTGGTTTTGCCCTGCATGACGGCCAGCCGATTGTCGCGGATGTCGCGCTCATCCATTTTCAGGGTGTCGGCGATCCTCTGACCCGTCAGGTAGAACAGGTCCAGAGCATCCCTTAACGGTTGCTCGGCGTGTTGGTAGACGAGAGAGAACATCTCGTCCTCAATGTACTGGTCGCGGCCGGCCTCCTTGTGTCCTTTGACGCCGGCGCACGGGTTGGCCAAAGCGGTATAGCCGCTGCTTCGGGCAAAGTTCCATATGGCGCTGAGCAGCGCCTTCTCTCGGTTGGCGCGCACTGGGGCTGTCTTGCCCCGCTGTCGGAGATATTGCACGACGTGCTGCGGCTCAATCGCCTCCAGGGGCGCCGGCGGATCATCGAAGAACTTCAGCAGTTGCTTCAGCTCCCGGGCGTTATCCTTCTGTGTTGCCGGGCTCTTGGTGGGGACCACCTCGCCCATGTAGATGTTTGCGACATAGGCAAATGTCAGCACCGCCTGCACCATGGCAGACGAGGCGCGACTCTTTTCCAGCTTTGCGTATTCGACAATCGCCAGCCCATAGTCGCTGCCCAGGGCGATCTCCTTCCTTGGAGAGCCGCCGATGTCGTAGTAGTAATAGATGATCCCGCTGCGCTGCTTGCGCTTCCTGAGGCGGGTAACGCTGTCAGGGTTTGTTGGTTTCCTTCCCATTTAACTCACCAGCCGTGGCTGCCACTTTGGTTTCTCTGCTGATACAGCAATCGCCTCGCCGGTAAGGGAGGACGCGATGACGCATGGCCATCCGCTGCGCTTGATGGTGTGGCGAATGCCGTTCCTTTTGAGCACCTGAATCTGGCCAGCTTTGGTTCTGGCACCGGTGAGCGTGCAGACGTCTTCGTGCGACAGGAAGTGAATTTCGTCCATACCTACCTCTTGCCGGCCGTGGGCCGCGCTGTCTTGATGATTTGAATGGCCAGGCCGAAGGTGATCAGCAGCCAGGCGCAGGTGCCGGCGAATGCGTAGAGCAGCGCCTCTGTGGTGCCGGTGCCAACGAGGTCAGGGCCGATCCAGATGAACCAGGTGCCGGTTCCGCCCAGGTACAGCAAGGCGCCCAGCAGTATCAGGGTGAGTTTCATAGCGAACATGGGGTGTCCTTGCCGCGCTGGGCGGCAGAAGGTGGGTTATTTGTTCGGCCAGCCGATCGGCATGCCGTCAGGACGTATCAAGTGCGCAGGCAGGTCTTCGCGCATGCACATGGTAGAGGTGCCCGGCACGCCACAGGTCGGACACCCGGACTGAGCGCCGTGGCATACCGAATGCAGAACGGGAAACCCGCTGAGGCAGCGCACTTTCTCGGCGTCGTACTCGCTACACGGAATTCTTTCGGACATAGGAATACCTCGCCCGCCGCTCACCGGCAGGCATGTAGGGGGATGGAGTGATGGCGTTATGCCTAGATATCTGTGTTGTTGGGATGGGTGTAAAACAGGGAATCAACCCATTCACTTGCCAGGAGAGCGTGTGTCACACCAAATAGATGTTCCGATTGCCCACGCGTATCGGGGTCACACGATGTTTCTCAAGTTCGACTGGCGACGCCCGAACGACGATGCACCGGTTGCCGCGAAGATCATCGAGCCCGCGTCAATTGATGGGTTGGGCGAAGTTGCTGCTGAACTGACCGGGCCCTGGCCCGACTATCCGGCGGCGCTCGATGAGGCAATGGCTGCTGCTGAGCGCTGGGTTGATAGTCAATTGCCCTGACGCCATTCGAAGGCAGGTACACAGGGGATTGGGGTCAAGGAAGCGTGCTGCCGATTTGCGCTGCTACGATGGTGATTGCCTGGCGGAGCGCGCCACCTCGATCCGCTTTGTCGGTCCAGCCGATTTTCTCGCCGAAGCCGTTGCGCTCGACCATCACGTACTGCAGGTTGGTGAACCAGAGGATGTTGAGCTGGAGGTGTGCCGCCAGCCGGATGGCCTGGCCTTCGTCGCTCAGTGGCTGCCATTGCTCACGGCCAGATTCTGGATCGTCGTAGTAGAAGGCATCGCTTCCACGCCGATACTCCAGTTCGAAGCCCATGGCCTTGGCTGACAGCTTTAGCAGCTCGTGCTCTGTCATGGCGTCACCCTCCCAGCCGCCTGTAATTCAGCGTGGAGCTCGGCGGCCAGGCCAACCGGCCACCAATAGCGCGCACGCTGATAATCCGGATAGCTCTCTTCGCGAATCACCAGGCCCTTTCGGCGAAGGGCCTTGAAGATGCTGAGCACGGAAGATGCTGATACGCCGAGGCGGTGCCCAACCTGGTAGGTAAGGCCGCCCATGCCGAACACGCATGCCTGGTCACCAAGCGCCAGCTTCTCGCAATCCTTCTGATGCAGGTACGGCTGGCTATCTCGATATAGGTTGGCGTTTTTCCGTCCGATCTTGCGCAGCTCATGGAGGACGAGTTGCTGTTTCTCTGTGAGCTTCATGGCGTCACCCGCTTGAACTCGACCACCCATACCCACGGGTTGGCTTGCCAGGCTCCACCGACGGATGACCAGAGCAGTTCGAACGATTTGCGCGGGTCAGCGCTGTATGTCTCGATTCCCTCGACGTGCCACCAGTCACCCAGTTCCGCATGATCGGTGTAGAGCCGCACGCCCTCGGCCTTCGATTGCTCCTCGGTGATGTCCTGCAACCGCTCGACGCGGACGTCGGTGATCTCCAGCAGGATGCGGCACGCGGCGCGGGGCATGTGGATGCTGGGCTTGTACTTCAGGCCGAAGTCTTTCCTTGCCTCGTCGCTGTGTGATCCAGGGCGGCAGTCGGCGGCGTAGGCGTAGCGCTGGAGAGGGCCGTCCGGGTCTGGGCGGTGCTCGACGCCGGTACCGCGCAGATCAATGAAGGTCTCGCGAACCCATAGCCGGTCTCCTGGATTTCCGTAGGGGCAGAGATTATTTTCTGGATCTGCGACGTACTCTGCCAAGAAGTTGTCCAGCCAAACCAAGCCGGAGCCTTTCACCGCTCGACGCGTGACCGTCTTCCGGCCTTCCAGGATGGCGCGCACCATCGGCGCCGAAAAGAGTATTGGCCGTTCCTTTATTTCAGGCATGCCGGGTTCCTTGCCGCTATAGCGGCTGACTTTGAAGGGGGAGGGAATTTGTAAAAGCTGTACATGGTCCAAGTTTTTGTACAGCTACGCCTAGTAGTTTTCACGGTGCACAACAGGCGCAAGAACCATGATCAACGATGACGATCTTCGATTTGAATCACACAACTATCTGCTTGAAATTGACGCCTCAGTTGCCGAGCTGATGAAGCTCGTCGCCTCCAGAAAGACGCTAGGCGCCGAATGGGTTCAAGCGATGGCTCGTTACGACGCCGCTCACTCCGAGTGGGTGAGGTTTCTTCTAGACGCGGCAGCTTCCAATAAGGCTTAGCAGACCAAATCCCACATTTACAACCGTAATGGGTTGTTCTCGGTGCGGACTGCCCGGGCGGTGGATTTGATTGATTTGAACTGCTGATTCCATCAGGTGCCGAAACAGCTACCACCCAGAGGACATAGCGATGACTGAAGAAAAGAAGAAAGAACCTGAGCAAGAAACCCCGGCACACTCCACCGAGGAAGAGCGGGAGCGCCTGAAGGACTTCAACAAGGATGGAATTCCGCCTGGTTCGAGCTGACCATCAATCCGGGTGGGGTGAGAAGCGCAACGCTGACTTGTATGCGGCGTCGAGCGCATCATCCAAATCACCACCGTTTTGCCTGGCATGGTTGAAGGCAATGATCATCTTCGCTCGTACGTCGTAGCATCGCTCAACAGGCAGACAGGCCACCGGCTCGCCCTGGGGCTGGGCGGCTGGCCGCTCGTGCGCTGGACTCTTCGCGTAATAGCCCGTGTCGTAACCTGCCTGCCAGGCCCGCTTGAGGTCTTCCTGGACTGGCTTGGCTTGGCCGATAGGAGCGGGCGCATTCAGCAGTCCGCGCAGCTTTTGCGCATCACCTGACGTTAAATCTGCTAACACCTCATACTCTTCGAGCCACTTACGCGGCACGCCGTCAATCGTTTGGTTACTCATCGCCTTTAACCTCGACAAGCAGCCTATTCCCGCAGGAGTGGCAGAAGTGCATGCCGTTCTCGGCCGGTGTGCCGCCGTCTGTGAACTCCCAACCATCCATCCCGCAGCTTGATTGCCAGGAAAATTCAAGCGATGACCAGGTGCAGGTGGTTGTGTTGGAGCCCTCTGCTGGCTTGAGTGCGGCATGCAACTCTGTGCGAAGTGCAGTCGCATACCGTGGCAGATGCGGCTGGCATCTACGCAACAACCCGTCCAGCACGCCCACCCGCCGCTCCGTTACCTGCGAGTTGCGCAGATGGGCTTCTCGCTGCAGATCCAGTGTGGCTATCTGCTCGTCTCGCTGATTGAGGTCCTGTTGCAGGGCGTCACGCTCGGCGGTTACCCGGTCGAACTCGGCCGCCATCACAACGTCAGGCCCGTGTGGGTCGTAGCCAATGGTCGCGCCAGCTGCTGAAAGCATCGTTACGACTTGGTATCGGTGAACTTCGGACACAGTAGTTTCCTTGCCGGGCCGTGCCCGGGCGGTGGAGTGGTGGATCTGGAGAGACCAGCTAAAGTTGGTTGGTCATTCACAAGGAGGATCAGAAAATGGCTTGTTTGATTTGCGGTGCCGCGGCTGAAACCGTCCAGCCTATCGACGACTATCAAGAAAGAAATTGCGAGGACGGATGCGGGCGCTATCGGGTTTCAGGCACGTTGTTCGCGACGATGAAAAACAACGGCCAATCATTTGACGTGCAACAAACAAGGCAGTGGCTGGCGATAAATCGAGTGACCAACCCCGCGCCACTGATTACTTCATCTGTTGCCATCTATGCCTGAAGCTGCCTAAGCAGTCTTTTACCGATCCAGCGAACCACGGTAACGGCCTTGCTGTTGCCGATCGCCTTGTAGCGGGGGCCGTCCGGGCATTCGCTGGCAGGCTTTCCGCGCCAGGGGATCAGCGTGTAGTTGTCGGCCATGCCTTGGAGGCGTTCGCACTCGCCGGGTACCAGTCGCCGTACAGAGGTGCCTGCTTGTACAGCCTGAACTTCGGCGCGGGCTTCAAGCGTGTAAGCGTGATCTGCCTGGACCCCCACCCCATCTGGTCCACTGGCTGGATTTGTGCGCAGAGCGCCAGCTTGGATTGCATGAGTGACTATCGGCTGGCCCCGTCCTGTGCCGTCCTCACTACCATCAAACCCTTCAGCCTTCAGCGTGTGGGTGATGTCGCCGGTGATGCATACGGCTAACTGGCCGCCGGCGTTGGCATGGCTGCCTGAGTGATTCATGGCGCGGAGCGTGGGGGAGATTTCCCCGGCGTCAGCACCATGATCCTTGCAGGAGAAGGCCAGAACGGCATTTTCCTGGCCGTTGTTCCTTCCCAGGGCAAAGGCGAGCTTGTCACTGACGCCGGGGTCTTGCGTGCCATGCACCACCAGCAAGCCTGATTCGGCATCCTGCTGGGTTGCGCTGCCGGCCGCCTTACCGTTGGCCTGAAGCGTGCCTGCCACGACCAGTAGGCTTTCCCGGCTCTCATGGTCGCCGTACTGGTTTGTTGTGAGCGGTGCGGTCACGACGAACGTTTCGGTTTCAGCATCCATCCTTGTACCGCCAGGGTGTGCGCTAAGGGCTGTTGCTACCTGGGTCTGCTCGCAGTTGGCGCCGCCGCCGAACGCTACTGACTGCAGATGACCTGCTATTGCGTGGTCGACATCGCTGCCGCCGTCAGTGCTTCTAAGAGCGCCGGCGGGAGAGTCCGCTTTCTCGCCTCGGCGCGGCGCAGTATCCCGGCGCACGCCTTCGCGCTCAAAAAGTACCTCGGTGGGATCGAACCCGTCTCGAGCACTTGCGACAACGAACACACGACGGCGTCGTTGGGCCAGGCCGAAATATTGGGCGTCCAGGACCCTCCACGCGATTGTTCTTTTGGGTCCATACACACAACCAGCGTCCTGCCATTTCTTCCCCGGAGGCTGCAGCTCGCAGTCTTCCCCAGCAAGCGCACCAAGAAAGCATCCGAAGGCGTTCCCTTTGTCACTGAGGACGCCTGGGACGTTCTCCCAGACGATGACGCTGGCGGGCTTTCGCTGGCCGGCTCGAACATAGTCAACTGCATCTGCAAGCTCCACGTATTTGATGGTGAGGGCACCGCGCGGGTCGGTGAGGCCTTCGCGCATACCGGCAACCGAGAAGGCTTGGCACGGGGTGCCGCCGACCAGCACGTCCGGCGCCGGGATCTTGCCGGCCAGCACCAGGGCGGCCAGCTTTGTCATGTCGCCGTGGTTCGGCACGTCGGGGTAGTGGTGGGCCAGGACCGCCGAGGGGAACGGCTCAATCTCGGCGAACCAGGCGGCGCGCATGCCCAGCGGGTGCCAGGCCTGTGTCGCGGCTTCGATGCCGCTGCACACGCTTCCATAAGTGATGGCCATATGGTGTATCCTTCTTGATTTAAACTCGGGCTAAGATATGGACTTACCTAAGTCATTTGAACTAAACGCTTCTGATATCAAGTACGAAGGGCAAGTATTGACGAATCAAGTTGGCACTGAGATCGGCGTTAAAGATTCGCCAATATATATACATGTCGACTCAGGCACGGACTGGGCAACAGTTGTTCCGGCTGCAGCTGGAGTGATAGTAGCGCTTTTAGTGGCGTGGTTAACGATTGGCGTTCAGAGGAATCAAATTCAAGGGAATTTGAGTAATTTCAGACATCATTGGATGGCCGAGCTTAGAGAAGCGGCCGCAGAATTGATTTCTCTTATGACATATGTTGTCAATATGAACTCAAAGCAAGAAGGGTTTAAAGGCTCCGATGACTACTACAAAGCGTGCGCTAGGATGTCGCAACTGCGTGCGAGAGTTAATCTTCTTTTAAGTCGAAATGATGAGCGTTCTAGAAAACTAATAAAGTTCGGTGGTGAAGCTAACTTGTTGGCGATCAGAGTTGAGCATGAAAGTCCTACAGTTAAACCGCTTCAAAAAATAAAAGAATACCGCGATTTGCTAAGGGCGGAACTCGAACAGGCTTGGGTGGATACTAAAAACGACCTTGGTTTCGGTCGAAGATTGATATTCCCAAAAATGTCGTGGTTGCTGAAGCGAAAAAAGGCCACCGGTGCGTAAATGCTCGTAAACGATGGATAGGCGTGGTGGATCCTCAACGGCTGGCGTCATTTGTTGATATGGGGTATTGGTAAATCTATCCAAAACGCTTGAGGAGTGGACATGGCGATCTGGGTGTTGGAGTCCGCTTACAGGTACGCGAAGGCATCAGCAATCCTTCTTAACGCGCATCTTTCTTACGAGAGCGAGGTTAACGCTGCATTGGCCATGGAGCTTTTGATCAAGAGCCTGCTGGTCGAGGCAGTGGATAATCCGAGAAGAGGAACGGTGCTCGAACAGTACAGCACCAGGCACATAAAGTTGAAAGATGGGCACGATCTGATTGGGCTTTACAATCAGGTTCCCGCTGATGTTGCGGAAAAGGTCGGACTAGCCTCTCAGGTCGGTCTGTTGGAAAGCAAGAAGGACGTCTTCAAAAGTCTTCGCTACATTTACGAAGAAAAAGCGCCGCGAGGGTCAGACAACTTACTGCTCCAAACGGTGTGCTGGTTACTCCCTCAGGTCGTTGACCACTTCGTCGACGCCGGCATTGAAGACAAGTGGCTGATGTATATGAAAGCCAATCCGCATCTAATGATGGCCCATTCAATCGGCACCTATTAAATTCCGTCATGAGTTGGTGATGGCAAATCAGGCTTTGCTGGGGTATTACGGGTGACCGGCATGGAGCCGGATCAGGGAGCGAAATTTGAAACGAATGTGGATTGCCTTTTGCGGGTTACTCCCGCTGGTTGTTTCTGCCAGCTCACTGGAGGAGCAATACCCCGCACCATGGGTTAAGGCCGACAACCCAGGAATCACGCGCGCGCTTTCTGAGGCGGATGTTGAGGGTTGTGGTAAATACCGATACCGCGTCAGCAGAGGGAGCAAATCCGAATTTCTGGTCTACTGCCAGCGCGGCGAAAAAGTCACTCAGGCATTTATGGTTTGGCCCAACATCCATAAAGTGATGGGCCCATATCCGCCTGACCCGTCGCTTCCTTGAATCAGCCGCCCGCCCGTTTGAGTTGTTCGGTTAGCTCGGTCGGCAGTCCACGCAAGGTCAGCGTGCCTCCGGCTTCGTCGAACTCGATCTTGTGGCCCAGCAGGTGTGCCTCGAAGCTGATCGACATTCCTTCGGCCCGGCCGGTGAAGCGCCGGAATTTGTTGAGTGTCTTTTTATCCGGCGGCAGGCTTTCGGAAATCCCGTAGTCCTTCGCCTTGACGAAGTCGTAGAAGCTCTTCGGCCGGTCTTCGTCGATCAGACCTGACAACCCGTCGAGGGTGATCGGCTCGCCCAACTTAGCCTGGGCCATGGAGTAGCTGACCAGGGTGCGCGTCTTCTCGCGCGCCGACTCTTCTGGCAGATCTTCGCTTTCAACAAAGTCGCTGAACGCCTTCAGCAGCGTTCGGGTTTCGCCCGGCCCGTCGATCCCTTCCTGGCAGCCGATGAAGTCGCGGAAGTAATCGTTCAGCCGCCGGCCCTGCTTGCCCTTCAGGTACGAGATGTACTGCTTCGACTGCTGGTTGTTCTGCCATTCGCTGATGTTGATGCGCGCGGCCAGGCGGATGTGGTCCAGGTCCAGGCGCTTCACCGTCATCAGGGCCAGCTCTTCCGTCATGGTCACCGCTTCGGTTTCCTGCACCAGGGCAATCGCCAGGTAATCGGTCATGCCTTGCTGGTAGTGGCAGAAGAGGGCGTGCCCACCGGTAGTGAGGTTCGACTCTTCCATCAGCTTGGTCAGGTGTTCGACGGCGGTGGTGCTGAACGAAAGGAAGTCGGTGACGCCGGCCAGGTACTTGCCGAGCCAGCCGCTGAACGGGAAAGCGCCTGATTCTGGGTGGAAGAACCCCCAGCCCTTGCCTGCCGTGGAGTTGTAGCTTTCGTTGAGCTGGCTCATCAGGTCGTCGGGGGCCTGGCTTTCGACCTGTTCGGATGCACCCAAGAACAGGATAGCCGGGCTTCCATCAGGCTTCTTGTCGATCTTGTGGATGACGCTATGGCGTACAGGCATTTCGTTTACCTCATGTAAGCGCCGTCCTCCGGTGGCCGGTGGTGGCAATTTGGTTTGGGTTGGGGTATTACGGGTGACCGGCATGGAGCCGGATCAAGGAGCAAAAAATGTCTCGTCAGGAAATTCAGAGCTTGTTCGTGAATCGCGGCACAGATCATTTGATTTATCAAAAGTCAGCAGGCAACGAGCCTGTTTACTTGGTGCGGTCTACGGACGGCACCTATAAAATCAGTTTGAAGTCTGGGCAATATGGTTTCGGGTCAAACGAAACTGGGGCCGGGCAGGCGACGATTGATCTGGTTGGCGGTGGAATCCATGACGCCGAAGTGGTTTCAACAATCCCGGAAACCCTCCCCGAAGGATCGACTGATGCGATTGATATCGTCCTTATAATGCAAAAGTGATTAAGCTCTGTGGGCCTTTCCCTCAAGGCGTGTTGCTCGCGCCGCAGTTCCGGCAGTCTTCGCGGTAGCGCTGCGCGTCACTGATGAACCGGCCGCAGCCATCACAATTGAACATCATCATTCGCGGCTTTTTCGGCTTGGCCAGCTTGATGCTGGTGCCGCGCAACGCTTCCTTGATGCTCACGTCATCGCGTTCGACCAACCGTCGGCTATGCGCGTCTATGTAGGGCCTGGGCCAGACCACTGCACCTGATTGACCGAGCTTACCGATCCAGGTCACGGTGTGAGCTCTCGGCACCACCACAGCCTTGGAAAGGTCGCTTGTGAACACGCCATCTTCGCAAAGCCAAATCAAGTTGTTGCCGTTCCAGCACTGCGGCTTCTGGATGTAAAACTCGGCTGCGTCGGGGTGTTGGTCCAGCGCCTCGCTCAATTTGACATTCTGGCAATCGACGCCGACTCGTGCCCTGGCGTCCACATAGGCCTTGGGCCAGGGGATGTCAGTGTCGCGGTGATCGCAAGCGCCGTCCCGGGTGAACACCTGCGCCTTGGCCAAGTCGGTGACATACCCTGAGCCACCGAAGCCCCAGAACGACAACCCGTCGCCGACGTAGGCGTGACTGCGGCTGTCTTGCAGATAGAACTCATCTTCCATGGATTATCTCCAGTCAGGCGCCGCCCTCCGGTGACCGATGGTGGCAATTTGGTTTGGGTTGAGGTATTAGGGGGAGACCTAGTTTGAAAACATTGGATGTTGAGCTCGAATGGATGATCTGGTTAAAGAAGTGATCCCGTTACTACAATATTTGATCCCAGGGTTCCTCACCGCATGGATCTTCTACTCTCTAACAGCCTTCAGAAGGCCCGATACATTCGGCCAGATTGTACAAGCCCTGATTTTCACCTTTGTCATCCATAGCGCTGTGGTGCTGATCAAGACAGGGCTGTTCTGGCTTGGAGAAAATTGGTTGGCGATTGGAGGCTGGGGATTAAAAGTTGAGGCTTTCTGGTCATTCGTTGTTTCGCTCACTCTTGGGCTTCTCGCCTGCTATCTCGCTAACAACGATAAACTTCACTTTTGGTTGAGGGACAAGCACATTACCGTGCAAACGTCCTACCCAACTGAGTGGTTTAGTGCCTTCGCCAACCATAAGCGTTTCGTTGTATTACATTTCGTGGATGAGAGACGCCTTTACGGCTGGCCTTTAGAGTGGCCTTCTGAGCCGAAACAAGGGCAGTTTGTCATCCAGGAGCCATCCTGGCTTGACAGCACAGGGAAAGAGCTGCCACTTGCGGCTGAACTGCTGGTGGTAGATGCTTCAAACGTACTTTGGGTTGAATTCACTCCTAAAACTTGGTGATACCTATGACAAGCAAAGCCCCAACACCAATGCCAGTACATGTTGTAAGGCCTGGAAACGATCGCCAGCAAAATAACGCGAATCCTCCTAGCCCTACGAGCGTTCGTCCGCCAGCACCGGCTGCGCCGCCCGCACCTAACCGACGCTAGTCTAGGGCTCGATGATCTCGTCGCCCGGGTCTTTCTGGATGGCGAGAAGGCTTTTATTTCGGAATTCCCGCGCCACGATTTGCGATATCTCGATTTCGTGGCGCGGCGGATTCAGTAAAGGCTGGCATTTCGAAGCGCCCATGGCGTGCAGGTGATGAATCATCAGCGTCATCGCTTCGCCCTGCTCAGTAATGCCTGACCACTCCATCAGGTCGGCCAGGGCCTGGCGCGTGCCTGGGCGAACCCTGAGCCTCAATTCCTCTTCGGCATTCGCCACGCGCTTCCTGGCGGTTTTGGCCGAGCGTTCCTTCGGTGTTTTCGCCATGGCCTACCTCTTCTATTCCGCTGGCCGGCAGTGCGAGCCAGGTTTGACGTTTGCGTTGCTGGATGCGGGCTATGCGGCGCATGAATCGACCTTCATCTGGCGCCAGGCACCGACCGCTTCGAAAATCCGCGCAGCGTGTTCCTCGTCCAGCGACATCGCTTCGGGAATGGCGATCCAGCCCGAAGCCACCATCTGGCTTTGGTTTGCCTCGTCGCGCAGCTTCTTGTAGCAATGCTCGATCACGTCGTCCAGGTGGTCGGAGAGGTAAACACCATCGGGCGCCACCTCCACCGATTTGCTGTAGCGGTCGCCGCGGGCGTCGATGCATAGGGCGCTGAGGTATATCGTCCACCGGTGGGGGATACCGCAGACGGCCTGGCCAATCTTCCCCGGCGCGATGTTCTTCAGCGACTTGTAATTGATCATGCCCTGGCGGCCGCTGGGGTCGATGTTCACAACTGCGACGTGGTTGGATGCCAGCAATGACCGGCACGACCGAGCGATGCGGGCCTGAAGGTTATGCGGCTTGCGCTTGCTCATAATGCCTCCGCGAGTTTGCGCAGCGCCTTACGTTCTGCCGCTGTGATAGGCGGCTCGCGGCGTTTGAGGATCGTTTCGGGATCGATCTTGGTGGAGTGGGGTGGTGGCAGCGGTTTGCGTGGCGGGCTTGGCAACTGCGCGACCGTCCCGCCAGCGGCCAAGAACTCCGCCGTGCGCTCCGATATCGAGTAAGCGTCCTGGCGGTGCTGCTCGACCATGCTGAGGTGGTTGCTGACGTACATGGCGACCTCACTTGATTCGGATCGAACTGTCGCCGCGCTCCAAGTGAGCCCAGGTAGGTTCGGGTAGAAGTTCATGTTCAGCATCATCACCGGCAGCCATGCGCTTGCGCACCGCTTCGTTATGCTCGCGGATCTCCTTGAGCTTGGCGGCAATGGCCTTTTTGTCCGGAGCAATGCTCGATTTCACAGTGGTCAGCTCGTCCGGCACCGCATCTTCGTTGTCTACGATCACCCGTTCGCTGCCCATGGCCAGTGTGATGGTGAAGAGCGGACGCTTGATCGACTTGATGTTTGCAGCTTCCATGTTGCGGCGCAGGTAGTCGCTGATCTGTGACACGCTGTTGGACTTGATCCGCTTGAGTTCGGCCAGGCGGTCTATTTCGTTTTCGATTGCCGTCACGTCGCTTTCGATATTGCGGCGCAACATAACGATGTTGTCGGCCTTGTCGTTGAAGTCGCCTTGGACTTCGTCCATGGCATGCTGAAGGGCTTCTTTCAGGCCTTCATCGTCGGTGTCGGCCATGGCCTGGAGTTCAGCCAGCTTGCCGGTCAGTGCGTAGAGTTGAGTCATGCTGCGTCCTCAGTCGATTTTTCCAGGGTGGCTTTGCGCTCTTCGAACGCCCGGGTGATGCGCGCGATGAAAGCCGGCTCGTTACGGCGGGTTGCCTCACGAATGTATTTCACGTTCAGTGTTTTCAGCTCGTAGGCGGTTACCGCCTTGTCGATGGTCTCGACGGCCGAGGCGAGCCAGTCAATGCGCTCCTGTTTTTGGCGCAGAATTTCGGCGTCTTTGTCTTCAGCCTTCTCGATCTTGAATTCTTCGGTGATGGTGTCGACGTAGGTGGGGTCGTCGAACATGCCCAGGTAAATGTCAGCTGCGAAGCCCAAGGCTTGCAGGCACTTACCGATGCCGTCGGTGAGGGACTTTTTCGCCGTATCCCAATCAGTCAGGATTTTCCCCTGCTGCAGGTATACAAAAGGCGTGTGGCCGTACTGTTGGATCGTGCACTTTTGCCCGTTCTTGCCCGTGTACCAAAGCTCTACTTTTACGGTGTGTACCTTTGCGCAGATCATCGGAGCGCCTGGCCACTCTTTCGTCGGTGCCTGGAGCGGAGCGCCTTCGTCGAAGCGATCCTCAAGGACAGTCCAGCCCCAGCCTTCACCGCACGGGCCAAACAGCTCTGTGGCCCGATGCATCAGGTAAGTGGGCCTGATAGCGGTACCCTTGAAACCGCCTGCGCCGGTAAATTTTTTGGTGACCTCGGGGTCGGTAGTTTCGACCTGATCCCATATCCTGGTGTTCTCGGACATCACTTGTTCCTCCAGCCGTCAGCACGCTTGGCCAGCTCCTTGAAGGAAGCCGCCGGCAGCCTGCTCATGTATTTTTTGTTGTCGCGATACCATTCTTCCAGGGCGGCTTTGGGCGTCTGGATGGCAACGACGTGGGATACCTGTTGTTTGTACGAGGTCGAATTGGCAACCTGGGAGTAGTAAGCTCCGCGCACGACCACGGTGTTGGTCATGCCCTGCTTGACCAGGTTGTTCAGCTCCTCCTGGGATTGAACGGCAATGGCGCCGGGGTGTTTCTGCTGGAACAACCTATAGCAGGCCTCCCGCACAAGCTCGGTGCTGCCGTACTCGACATATTCAACGTCAGGAATTCCTGCCTCGATCTTCTCGGCCATCTCATCCAGGCGCCCGGTGTCGATCCAAGCGTTTTTCGACACCTGTTTCAGGTCCCACCCGCTGACCGTTTGGCGGTCGCGCTCAAGCTGCAGGTGTTCAGGGAGGATGTCGTAGCCGTAGGTCAGATCGGTGTCGCACACGAACAGCGTGCCGACGTAGAGCTTTCCTGGGCGTGAGGGCAGGATGTGGCCGTACTTGGTGCCGATGACGTCGCTCATGGGAGGCTGCATGCGCAGGCACATGCTGCGAATCTCAGCTTCGTCATCTTCGGTGAGGCCAGACACGATGAATTCAACGCCCTGATTTTGCCGGTGCGCTGGAGTCTCGTTGATGCACAGCACCTCAGCGTCGAACTGGTCGCTATGTCGGAACTCAGGCATCCATTGTTTATTGCCGTTGAGGACCTTCACGTCGTAGCCGTTGCGGGTCAGTACCAGCAGGGCGATCTTGTAGCCCTCGCCGAAACTTCCGATGGCATCCGAACGGTCAGCCTTGGAAGTGCTGCCCAGCACCAGCGTGCTGGCTTCCAACTTTGCAAAGCGGCTGGTGATGAACAGTTGGCTATCGGCGAATGCGTATTCAAACGGCGATTCGCTGTCCAGGGCGTTCTGTACCAGTTCCCGGATGGCCTCTTTCAAGCCCCAGTGACGGACGTAATCACGGGACAGAGGAAGTTCGTAGGACTTGGAACGGATGCGATCTGCAATTGCTGCGAGCATGGCGATACTCCCGCGCCATCCTTGCGGGGCGCTGTGAGGTATTGGTTATTGAGTAATTCGATCAGCGAGGGCGCTGAGCAACATCAGGAATGTGCAGACGGAGAGGGCGGAGAAGGATCCGCGCCAGATCAGCAGGCGCCGGGTGCGCTGGTGGGTGGTCAAGGCCTAACCCTCACCGCGATCCGCCCGCCCTTCATTGTCGGCGCCAGGCGCTGCGGCAGATCCCGCACCAAGTCTTCACGCTTGCGGCCGATCAGTTCATTGAAGGGGAGGCCGAAGCCCAGGATGGCAATGCGGCGCTCGATGTCGTCGAGCTGCTCGTCGATCAGTGATTTAAACGGTGCAGTGGTCATGCAGCCTCCTTGCGGTGCCTGGTTATTTTCAGCAGGCGCTGGCAGTAGTGGTTGAATTCTTCGACGGTGATTGCGTCGCCGGTGAGCATGTTGGTGATCATCCGCACGACGACGGATTGGGCGCCGGGCTCGCTGGCGGGATGCTCCAGGGCCTCCAGCGCCTCATCGATCAGGATGTGCGGGCTCATAGATCTGCATCCACATCGTCTTCGGCCTCTTCCCGTTCTGCTGCCACTGCATCGGCGGCGTAGGGCCTGAGCAGGTCCATGGCGACCTTCTCGGCGGCTTCGATGGGGCGGGGCTGGCCGATCAGGTCAGCAGCATGACCACGTGAATCGGCCTGGCTGCCCAGGATCGAAGACAGGAACAGCCGGGCGAACGAATCGCGCTGGTCCAGGCCGTCGATCTGACGCTGATTTAGGACGCCTTGCAGGTAGGTGCAGAACCGGTCGAACGTCACCACCTGCGGCTGGCCGTAGCGGCGTTTCCACTTGATGTCCATTCCGCACACCAACTGCTCGGCCGAGTGTTCCAGCCACTCCTGCTCCGCGCTCGCCTCGCTGACCTCTGGAGGCAACTGAGCGTCGAACCGCTCCTGGCATATCTTCAATGCTGCGTTCATGGTCGCCTCCAAAGTGGCGGGTTGTTCACCTGTATTCGTCAACACTCATGCCTCCCGCTGGTTGCCGATGGGCGCGGGGGAGGAGTGCTGACGTAATAGAGGCGGCTAAGCGAGTGCAGATGGCCGGATAAAAGCTTGAGCGCGGCGGGAAACCCGGCGCATTTATCCGCTTTGTCGCGATGTTCGGGGAGGGGGGGGGCAGTAACAAGCCCCGATTTCTTGCACATCAAGGAATCAATTGGAGCGGCCCATCGCTATGGGGTCGATAGCTGTTTACGAGCACTGTTTGCACGTAGTCTGAATTCGACTCCACGTTCCAGTGAGTGAAAAATCATGGTTTGTTTTAATTGCTCTCAGCCAACTAACCTTCCTGATTTCGAAACCGCGCGACTAAGGCGTAGTGGGCCGTCCATACGCGAGAAATTGCGAGATGGATTGCCGATGGATTGCATTGCGTGCGGCGAGAGGTGGGTGAAGTGGACGCTTATTTCGAACGCGTCACTTGAGTGCTGGCAGCGGTTGAAATCTGGAAATTGAAATTCAACGTAGCTTCAGAGGTCACGCTGCTATCAATAATTTTCCCAGTGCCCACCGCTCTGGATGGGCATCAGTGAAAAGATCCGTCATGCGGTAGCCTTGCAGTCAGCCGCCGTCATTCGATGGCCGTCTGCGCACTCAACAACACGAACGCCACTGGTGAATCCACGCTCAGCGTTGAGCCTGTTCGCCTCTCGAATGCAGGCGGCCAGGCTCTCGTCCGCAAACACCTGCAGCTCACCATGCCCTGTGATGTGAATTACTTTGTTCATCGTCTTGCCCTCGGTTGTCATCCCAAGCAGCCCTCGCAAGAAGGCTGCTCAGTGATGCTTTCCGCCGTGACCCGCTACTGGCGTCGGTCGCCGGCTTGAATCAAATGTTCTTCCAGCCGCGGGCCTTTCGGCTTGTTCTCCCGCTGGATAACTGTTCTTGGCGCTTTACGCTGCACGCCCGGGTCAGTTGCCAACCCTCTGAACCGTTTAGGCCGGTTCATCGCTGCCTTTGAATCTGGGCCGGTGGTGATCCGGCAAGGGGTGTCGCTAAAGAGCGGTGCAGCTCTTGCTGCTGGCCGGCATCTTTCATTGCTGGCTTGAGGTGATAATCACAGAGTGTGTTTGTCGTGTCAACACACATTGTGTTTGTATTTTTCATGATTGGATCACGCTGTGTGGTTTTTATAGGGAGATTGAGAAGGACGGGGCGCTGAACTCGCCTGCCGGCGTGCTCATTTAGGAATCGCAGTACTCGCGCCAGCCGATCCTTACGGCGCCATCATCCAAATGCTCGATCCTTATGCCGGCGGTGTCGCCGATGTCTTGGATGACCTGACGCCAAGCTTCAGGACTTTCATCGTCGCGTCTGGAGACCTCAACCAACTGAACTCTCTGCACCCGAGGAGAGGCGATTATGCGGTGCAGGCGATGGCCGACGAGTTCGTAGGAGTTCCGGGGTTTCGACGTCGGGTAGGGTGTCTGGCTCATGCTTCGCTCCTTGCGATTACTGTATGTAATTACAGTATTTGCGTTGGCGTACATTGACAATAGCCTCAGAGGTAAATTTATGCATAAACGCATATATTGACCATTGGTTTTTCTTGCGGTCACAAAAAAACCGCTTAGCGGCGGGCTCGCAGACTCAATCCGTCAATCCGTCAATCCGGCTCCCGGGCCTTCAGTCTGGCCAAGCCCTGCTTGATATGCCCGGCGTTCTCTCCGATCGCCTCCAGGGCGCCGCGCACATTCTCGCCGATCTTGGCATGGCCTTGGCTTTCGACGAGCAGCGTCAACTCCATCAGCGCAGCTTCTAGGGCGAGCTGGTTCTCATATATGCGTTCCAGAGTGTCTGCAAGGGAGTATTCGGGCGAGGGCATCGCTTGGTCTCCAGTAGATGGCATGGAAAGCATAGCCGCGGGCAAAAAAATGGCCCGCTTATGTGCGGGCCTAAAGGGAATTCTTCAAAGGAGTAGGGTGAGTTTGAGCCCTGTCCTGTAAATGCCAGGTGAAAAGGATGTCGCCGAAACGAAAGGTCTCGCATCGCGGACTGCTTGAAGGCCGCTTTTAGAATGATGTAGCTATCGACTGGGCCAGCTGCATGTCTGACATGAGCGGAGAAGGGTAGGCCGACTGGTAGTATCTGGATGCCTGCTCAAACTCCGCACCGCGAATCTCACCGCCTGAACCAATGAAGGCCAGGGCGTCGGTCTTAGCTGACTTGAAAACCTTTGGCGGCTCGGTCGTGAGAGATGTGGTCGCACCAATCAAAATGGTTGGTGCGGAAATTGTGAGAAATATCGCAGCAGCAATAGGGTTGGCGCCATCACCTGATACGGCCTGCGTGCTGACCGATGCCAGTAGGGCGATCGCCAGGGTCTTCCATGAGTCCATGCTTCGTTGCGTCCGTTGCGTCCGTTGCGTTCAGAGGGCGCCACGATAGCAGAGTAGGGCGCTTGGCAGAAACAAGAAGCCCGGCGCTGGGCCGGGCTCTCGCTATGTAATCTATTTCCCGCTTTGCTGTTTTGGGAGCGACAATTGGAATGCCTTTATCTCGTCCAAAACACGCCGGTTAGCGTCAGTTTGCTCCTGGGCTTTCTGAATGATAGCGTCAACGGCCTTTTGGTTCTGTACAGCCTCCTTTCCGCCGTCGAAAAACGATTTTCCGCCGCTGAAAATTGTCGCATTCGCGCCCATAATACCGAGCACAATCGCAACGCCGATGCCGGCCATCCAATAACGCTGCTCTTTATTCGCCTGCCTGACTTTGCCAAACTCTTGCTCTGTGCGCTCGAGAGCTGCGAGTGTTGAAGATACTGCTTTATCGTTTGATTGAATGTGAGCCTGGAGCGACTCATGCATCGCGATGGATTCCCGGCGAGCTGAACGCTCACGCAGGCGCATTTCGCGGCGGATATCGTCCGAGCGTCGGACCGAATCCTTCTCCATTCTCTCGACACGTTTATCCATCCGCTCTTCGAGGGCGGATAGGGTTATGCTCAATTCTTCTCGGGTCATATCGGTCATAGATTTAGTATCGTCGGTACGTAGAGAATTGTCATCTACCTGCCTCGTTGACCCAGATCCAATCGTCTCCGCTGTGGATGCGTAACTACCCCCAATAGCGACTACTTCTGGAGTTAAGCACTCAACGTCCATAGATTCAGGGAAAATCACGAATCCTTCTGAGCGCGCGGCCTCTAGGAGCTCCGGGTCGTCCATAACCACACTAATAAATATCGCGGAATTGTTAGCGGGTTGAGATGAGAATCGCTTTACAGCCCGATGGCGATCATTCGTCATCGCTGACTATTTCCTGATCCTCCGGATCGAGGCTTTTTACCCCCAACCCCTTCAAGATATTGAGGGCTAAACGTTTTGCATCGCTCTCTTCCATAGTGATGCTAGCCACGTAGCGCTTCGTGAGCTCAAACGGTTCAGTGTTAGGTATTCCTAAAATCGGCGTTACCGCTCTTCGGGAAAACAGCAGACTAATGTGCTGAGGAGAGCCTTCCTTATCCTTGACACCAACTACCACCGCATTGTCACATATTTCGTCAATATAGCTGTCTGATAATATCTGTGGCGTCTTTTTCTTAGCTTCAACTTTTCGCTTCACTGTACTCACGCATCATTCTCCCTGAATAAAATTAGAAATTATGCTTACCACTCTGTTGCTGCCACCTACACGTTTAGGCCCTGCAAAAATACAAGTTTATTAGGCCCTCTCTCGATTTATCTGCCCCGCCTTCACCTTATCCATGCACACCATAGAAGTGATTCAGCACTATCAGCTCAACCACAGCCACGATGGTGCAGAGCACAACGAAGCCAGGGCTGAAGACCCGCTTTCGACCGGACGAGCCCAAGCTAAGACCAGCCGCGTCGGAGTAGCCGGGGATCATCATAAGCAGCGCCAGCCAAGCAATGACCCCAACCTTGCTCCAGAAGGACTGCTCTCGCCATGAGGTCGAAGGTTTTCCAAGGGCGGATGGCATCAGTAAAACTTCTGCAGCGCCTGCACAACCACGCCCACGATCCTGCAATTCTCGTCGACGGCCTCAATGGGGTAGCTCGGATTCAGCGGCTTCAGGAACAGCCTGCCGCCATCGCTGACCAGCTTCTTGAAGGTAGCTTCGTTGCTGTCTGGCAGCTTGGCCACGACCAGCTTACCTGGTGCAACCTCAGCCTCGGTGTCCACCAGGATCAGCGTGCCTTCGGTGATGCTCTGGCCGGCGGGCGCTGTCATAGAGTCACCCTTGACTGTCAGCCAAAACGCCGGGCCTTTGGCGTCGTACTCCGAAAACTCGTAGGTGTCCGAGATTCCGGCCGGGTAGGGCTCCACTGCTTCCGCCCAGGCGCCAGCGGCAACCCAGCTCACTACCGGGTAGCGGAATGATTTGGTGGGCTGTGCGGCGATTGAAATATTCGAGGGGCTTTCGCCAGGCAAAAGCAGCGCTGCAGGATCGATTTTCAGTTCATGGGCAATCTTGGAGATATCGTCAAGGTTTGGCTCCCGAGCATCTTTCTCATAGTTTCCTATGCGCGATTGGGATTTCCACCCGCACGCCTTTGCCAAGGCAGCCTGAGAAAGCCCTGCTTTTTCTCTGTAGTGCGCGATGCGCGATCCGAGTGTCTTCATGGATCGAATTTTAATCACGGAGTGAAATAAATTCCGCACACTTATTGTGTTTGCCAATAACACGTTATGTGTTTATCCTTGTTTTATTGACCGCAGGAGCAACGCAATGAACCTCATAGCAGAGTTTCGTGAGGAGGCCGGAATCACCCAGGCAGCCTTACACCGAAAGCTCAACTGGAAGCAGTCGCGGCTCGCTAACTACGAGTCGGGGGCACGCCCATTGAAGCTTGATGACGCCCGGAAGATCGTCCAGGCGCTGAATGAATTAGGTGCGAAATGCACTTTGGATCGCGTTTTTCCGCAGCAATCTTCTGCGGATGTTCGGGCCGCCTAAGTGACATCCCTGTCCGCCGTTCCATTGAAGCCAGATTAGAAGAGAGCAGTCCCCATGCAAACGTCCAGTTCCAGACACACCGTACAAACCCGTGATCAGGTGCTGGTCGCCCATGCTCAAAACCAGATCGCTCGCACCAGCTTGAGCCAGGACGATTTCGCCCAGGCGCTGAGCCGAGAGCTGCACCTGTCGATACCTGATCGCGCCAAGGAGAAGGTCGTCCCTGATTTCAATTCGCCCGACCTGACCGGCGACGTGAATGAGTTCGTGAAGGCGACCGGACGCTGGCTTAAGCGTGTTCAGCGCTGGCTATCTGGCGATCAGGAAATGCCGTCCTGGCTGGAAGAGTCGTGGGTCAATGCGCTTGAGCCTGAATACCGAGATCACTGCCTGAACGAGCTGGCGAGCCGCCACGGCCTGACCGGCGCCCGCCAGATGACCAGCGACCAATGTGCGAATAAAAGCTTCGGTGCGCTGATCCGCGCGTTCGGCGACGTCATCGACACCGGCAGCGAAGTGTTTGACGACCAGGTGATGTGCGAGCAGGACCTGCCGCATTTGCCGGCGTTCGCCAAGCAATGCCGTCAGGTTGAGGCGAAGGCGGGTGAGCTGGGGCGCAGGGCTGAGCAGTTGATGAAGGACGCCCGGCCGAATTTGAAATCCATCGCCTGAATTCCAGGCACAAAAAAGCCGACGTACGAGGTCGGCTTTTTCTACAGCGGTAAACAACTGGAGCGAATCATGCATCAACACACCGAATCGATCAATAGCCCCAACAATCTCGCGCCACGTTTTTCGCAATCAGAAAACGTGGCGCGCGGAGTTTCAATGTCCAGCCTTGAGCTGGTGGACTTCATCAACTCCAAGCGCGAGAAGGGCCAGCCGACACTGACGCACAAAAACCTGATCGCCAAAGTGCCGCGTGTTCTTGGCGCCGATCAATCGGCTAAATTTTCAGCCGATTACCTTGATGCCCGTAGCCGCGTACAAAAGTGTTTTGTGTTCCCCAAGCGTGAAGCCTGTCTGATCGCCATGTCGTACAGCTACGAGCTTCAGGCATTGGTGTTCGATCGCATGACAGCGCTTGAGGATCGTGAGCGCGCCCGCGCACTGCCAAGCAATCCAAAGATCATCGGTGAGCTCGCCATTCTGGAGTGCTTCGACCGCCTGCTGAAGCCTGCGCCCTCCAGCAAAATGCTGATGCTGGCCGAGATCGCCGCCAACAATGGCCTGGATGCCAAATTCCTCCCAGGCTATGCCGTGGACGTCGCGACAGATGCCGCTGGCGGCTCCTCGATGCCGACCAAGGCAATCACCGCCCTGATCAAAGATCACGCCATCGCCAGCACCGCCCGTGCCTTCAACCTTGCTCTTGAGGCCCACGGCTTCCTCAAGGTCCTTCAGCGTAAAAACTCCAAGCAGGAAATGGTGGACTTCTGGTCCGTGACCGAGAAGGGCCTGGCTTACGGCAAAAACCTCGCCAGCCCTAAATGCCCCCGCGAGACACAGCCTCACTGGTACGTGGATCGCTTCCTTGAATTGGCCGCTAAGGTCGGGAAGGCCTGACATGCAATACACCGTCACGATTAACCAGGTGAAGGCGCTGGAGTGGGGGCTGAATTCTCAGCAGGCCCTGCTGTTCGCGTTCGTCTACGGTTGCCCGAGCTGGACCAAGCCAATCAAGACTGATGACGGAATCTTCTTCGCGCTGAGCAAGGCAAAGATCATCGAGGAGTTGCCACTGCTCACTGATAAGCCGGACACCGCTTACCGCATGCTGAAGGCCCTGGAAGAGGCCGGTTTGATTGAGCTTTCCAGCACTTCGAACATCACGCTTTTTCGCCTGACCGAGAAGGCTGTCGAGTGGAACCAGAAGCTGGACGGGTCGGAAAAATATCCGACCCCACCAAATAACAAGGGTTGGAAAAAAATCCGATCTACCTCGGATAAATCTCCGATCAAGGTTGGAAAAAAATCCGGGCAAGGGTCGGAAAAATCTCCGACAAATCAGGATACCAATCATCAGGATACAGATCAGGACACCAGTCAGGACTTGCAGGACGCCACCGGCAAGCCGGCTCAATCCCGCGGCTTGGTCCTGGTGGTGGATAGCACCGACACTCCACGGGTTGAGATCCCGGCCGACATGCCTGGCCCCAAAGACCAGACCTGCAAAACCTTCAAGGTCTGGGCGAACTACGCCATGGCTTACCGCAAGCGCTACAGCGCCTGGCCGGTGTGGAACGCCAAGGTGGGCGGCCAGCTCGGCCAACTGGTCGACCGCCTCGGTGCCGATGTCGCCCACCACGTCGCCGCGCACTTCCTGAAAACCAGCGATGCCGCCGTCTTGCGCAAGTGCCACAGCCTCAACGAACTGCTGGCCAACGCCGAGAGTTACCACACCCAGTGGGTGACCGGACAGCGCATCAACGGCACAACCGCCCGCCAGATGGAACGGACCGAGGCAAACCACTCCGCAGCGGAGCAGGCCGCCCAGATAGTTCTGGCAAAACGCCAAGCAGGTGACCGCAATGAATACCTCTGAAATGAACGACCAGCAGGTTGCCGGACTGGCCGCTGCCATCTGCGCGACGGCCGAGGCCATGGGTCAGGAAATGAACCCTGGCACAGCCGCGATGATGGCTGAAGACCTCTGTGCCTACCCGGTGCCCGTCGTCAAGGCGGCGCTGAAGGCGTGCCGCTTCGAAGTGAAGGGCAAGCTGGCTATGGCTGACATCCTGCAGCGCGTCCAGACCTCCGATGGCCGCCCTAGGAAGGATGAGGCTTGGGCCATCGCCATGACCACCAACGATGAATTTGAAACCGTGGTGCTGACTGACGAGATCCAGCTTGCCCTGGCCGCTGCGAAACCCATCTTGGATGGCGGCGACAAAATCGGTGCGCGCATGGCGTTCATCGACGCCTACCAGCGGTTCGTGGGCCAGGCCCGCGAGGATGCGAAGCCGGTCAACTGGTACGTGTCGGTAGGCTTCGACGCCAACCGCCGAATTCAGGCTGTGACCAAGGCAATGGAGCTGAAGCGCATTCCCCACGAACACGCTCAGAAGTACTTGGCGGACCTGAGCGTCGAACCGATCACAGAAGAAGGTCGTGCCATCGCTGGCTTGCTAACTGGCACCGTCACACGGCCAGAGCCGGCGCTCCGTCAGAAGCTGGAGCTGGTGAAAAACTCGATGCTGGAAATGCGCAAGGCCAGTGCGGAACGGAAAACCGAAATGCGGATTGATGCGGCAAATGAGTTGGCGGATCGCCGGGCACTGCTGATCAAGCAGGCCCAGGAACTGGAAGCGAAGAGGGCAGCGCAATGACCAAGCCAGCCAAGCCTCGCCCAATGCCCGTGTACCTGGTGCTGCGCCGCCTGGTCGATCCTGCTACCGGCAAGGAGGTTGCAGCGTTCGTGCCGTCCTCCGACGCCGACCGGTCAATCCTTCGCGAGCGGGATTTTCGGATCAACACGAAGATTCGTGCTGACCTCAAGCAACCGCGCAACCCACGGTTCAACGGTCTGGTCCACGGCCTGGGCCGGGTGTTGAGTCAGAACATTGACCGCTTCTCTGGCAAGCAGTCCCACGACGCAATCAAGGCCCTGCAGCTGGAGTCAGGCGTGTACTGCGATGAGGAAGCGTTCGACATCCCGGGCCTGGGCCAGCTCACTCGCAAGACACCCCGCAGCCTTTCTTACGATTCGATGGGGGAGGAGACATTCCAAGATTTTTGGCGCCAGTGCTGCGCGTACTTGGTGCTACACGATTGGCCGACGCTCACGGAGGAGCGCCTGACCGAAATGGCAGAGTTTGAAGCATTCAAGGAGGCCGCATGACTATCGAACGGAAACAGCCAAAGCCGAAGAAATGCCGCCTTGCTACGTGCAGGGCCTCATTCGTCCCTTCGCGCATGGGCCAGTCGGTGTGCAGTCCGGCCTGCGCAATGATCGACGCTCCCCGGCATGAACCGAAGGCGCGCAAGGCTCTGGCCGAGCTCGGTCGCAAGGAGCTGCGCGCCGCGAAGGTGAAGATCAAGACGCGTGCCCAGCACATGAAAGAGGCCCAGGCCGCGTTCAACGCATGGATCCGCGAGCGGGACATCGGCCTTCCATGCGTGAGCTGTGGCCGTCACCACAACGGCCAGTGGCACGCTGGGCATTACCGCACGGTTGGCGGTAATCCTGAGCTCCGCTTCGAGCCGCTGAACGTGTGGCGCCAGTGTGCACCGTGCAACAACCATAAGTCGGGCGACATCGTGAATTACCGGTTGGAGCTGGTGAAACGCATCGGCGCCGACAAAGTGGATTGGCTGGAAGGGCCTCATGAGCCTCAGCGCTACACCATCGAGCAGTTGCAGGCCATCAAGGCGAAATACCGGGCAATGACCAGAGAGCTGAAAAAAGGGGAAGCCGCATGACCTATCGCAACGTTGTTTCAGCAGTCGTTCGGGCGCTTGCGGCCGAGACCATCAGTTCCGCCGGCGGCTGCGACTTCGAGCCAAAGGTGCAGTGCGCCAAGCAGAAGGGGGAGATCGTCGGCAAGGAGGCGGCGTTTCTCCAGGACTGCTGGGTGTTTGGGAGGCTGCACAAGGCGTTGACCCCGGCGCACTGGCGGGCACTTGTGGCGAAGTACTCGACGCATGAGGAGCGCAAGCATGGCGCCATCCTGGAACTGTTGAATTCGGTGAAGACGCCGGCGCCCAAGCGCTTCCGGGAATGCGCGGTGCTGACCTGGGCCATTCCACAAGTTGCCGGTGCCGAGGGCAAGCGCTCCGCCGCGGTGCTGCCGGCGGCCTGGTACGACATCACCAATTGGGACAACGACGGCAAACCAGAGTCGACCCGGTACCGTTGGCGCTCAGGGATCCGAAAGACGCTTGATGACCAGGTGAACGAAGCGCTCACTGCCGCTCAGGAACTGCTCGACGCGGAGGGATTGATAGAAAGTTGTGCGGCGTAGCAAGTAGCCGTTGCAATGAGTGAGAAAGTGAGAGATTATTTACCCATCCTGTCGATCTTGCGCGTTAGGGATTGATGCTTGAAGCCCGGCCATTGAGTCGGGCTTTTTTGTAAGGAGTTATTTAGTGGATCCCGTTCAGGTTGGAACCACTGTTCTCGGCTGGGGAGACATTTTAAAAATTGTCTTGGCGAGCGGTGTTGTGGCAGCTGCCATCGGATGGATAAAGGATTGGATCTTCAAGCAGAGGGATCGATCGCGAGACGCAAAGTTTTCCGCTATCGGAGTGATTGCGAAGCTTGACCTCTACGCACTTCAGTCTCGAACCAACGTCCGCAACTACTTCGAGCACATTGCATCTTTAGATCCGCACAGAGACTACCTGAACTGGCCGAGTTGTTCGTATCCTGAGACCGGCATAACAAATGAAGAGCTAAAGTGTCTCAGTTACGAACACGCTAGTGATTTGGCATGGATAGCTACAGAGAAGGCTCTTGCCAGCCACCATTTATATGCAGTTAACGAAGCTGCACGCACGCCGATCGATGTCTACAGGCACGAGGCGAATGTTGTAGGTTACTTCGGGTATGAGGCCTACATACTTGCTAGCAAACTGAGGAAAAAATATAGTCTTCCTTCATTTGGTAAAAGGTGGGGAACAAACGATGAGTTTGTCGATCTTTTACATTCGTGGATGGAAACGAAAGCTGCTGTAAGTAGAGTCGCAAAGTCTCAACGAGACATCGCGGACTGATAGCTACATATTTTAATGCCCGCCAGGTTCGGCATTTCCTTGAACCCGCCCCGTGCGGGTTTTTTATTGCCTATGGAAAGGGCGATTCAGCAAAAGGAGTTTGCAGATGTTGAAAGAATTCAGATGCGGAAACTGCAAAAGACTTCTCGCCCGTACGGGTGGGTTTACAGAGCTCCAGATCAAGTGTTCCCGATGCGGCACGTTGAATCATGTGAAGGCCATGAGCCTCGAGCAATCGCCATTGAGCGACATGAATGCGGAATCTTCCGCGAACAATCAGTCGACTCAATAGGTGAAAACATGGAACCAGTACAAATCGGCAGCCGTTTCAAATCGATCGCAACAAGCTACGCAGAGGCAGTTTTCACTCCGGCGCAGAACGTTAATGGCGCGGTAGTTCGAACAGCTACGATGATCAGCCCCGTCGGGAATGGATTTATTAGTACCGGCACGACCATTCCGGAAGGGCGCTGGGTGACCAACGTGCCCGTTATCTTGTCCGCCGTTAGCGGTTCTTCCACTCTTCCATTCTCTGTAACCATTCCTGCGGGTCAGGGCCTATGGGTAGCAATGACACAGAATGGTGGCGGTACGGCCTACGTGACCTACGACCTGCTGCCTTAAGGCGCGGTGGGCTGCTTATGCAGCCGTTTGCTTTTATCCTGTCCACTATTGACAGGCCAAGGCCCCGGCATTTGTCGGGGCCTTCTTTTTTTCGGCTCCACCACACCCATTGCTCTAAGCTGGGAGTGCTGCTGGGGCTGACCTATTCAAACATGCCCCACGGAGTCGAGCGCATGGAGTATTTACAGCGCCTGCTCGACAAGATCGACAGGTTCGAATTGCTGATTGCGGGCCTCGTTGGGGCAGTGATCGCCAGTTGGTGGCACAAGGACGACTTGAACGACTGGCGTGCCTGGATGATCTTCCTCATCACCGGCATGGCCTGCTCGATCTACCTGACGAGCATGGTCAGCACCTATCTGGGCGTGACCGAGCCGAAGATCGTCGCCGGCATTGGCTTCCTGCTGGGAGCCTTCGGCGGCTCGCTCTTGGCGGCCATCAATCGAGCCATTAAATCCGCTGACCTCTGGGCGCTTATTCGCCAGCGGTTCGGGGGAGGCAATCCACCATGAATCTTGAATTGATCAACTCCATCGCATGCGGCCTTATCGCGCTATGGGCAGCCTGGTGTGTATTGAGCGGGAAGGTGAGGGACGGCATCCTTGGGAAGCTGATCTACTCGACCATCGCCATCAGCGGCTTCGTCGTCATGGCCCGCAGCCAGAACATCTTCTTCGGCCCGACCACTGCTGGCCTGACTCTGCATGTGTCCCTGGCCCTGGCCGGTGCACGTCACATCTTCATGGTCACGTACTGGCAGCCGGTGAAAGCCTGGCTGTGCCGGACGCTGAGCTGTGAGCACTGCATGGGGTGCTCGAAGGCGCCGGAAGGCATCGATCGCCGGAAGCAGTAATCCGCGCCACGTTTTCGAATGCGCCAAATCGTGGCGCGACAACGGAAGTAATGTTGACGAAAAGCCGCTCGCAGAGGGTGAATGCTCGCTACTGGGCTGATGAGTTATCCTTCGGGTAATTCTTATTTGCTCTTTAGGTCATTGCCATGCCGCGGTTTGAGATTTTTAGTAATGGGCAGCATATCGGTTGGTCCGACTTTGAGCATGGCGATCCACCCATGGGAGTTGCGCATGGTTTGTTTATTCCAGGCCCAGGATACTCCGGCATCCAGGAGCAGATTAGAGCCTCTACCCAGCGTGATCAGCGCCATTTCAAATTTACGGTACGCTTAGACGGAGTAGAAATTACTGCTTCCGGTGCATCCATCGCCGACTATTCCGTTAATTCTGATGCGGATGACATGGAGGTGGTCGTTCTAGGTATTGAATACCCAGCATATGGTGATGTCTTTCCTGAGCACGTCGCGGCCTATAAGCAGCAGTGGGGCGGGTAGCCACATCTCGGACCGTCGATAGGTTTGACAGTTTAGGTGTGCCGCAGGCGAGTGCGGCACGGAGCGGTCTATTTTTTGAATTCAACATTGGCTGTGACGAGGAGCTGGCCGTTGACGGTGACCTTGCACGCCCGACCGGTTTCAGTCTTTGTACCGGGTGCAAATACCGGGTCACACTGCAGAAACACCTTCTTGCCTTGATAATCTCGTGTCACACCTGCCGTTGTTGTGCTTGCTGGTTCCTTCATGAATTTCCGATTCCATGGCCCAAAGTAGATCTCTGGTTCGCCGCCGCCGAAGAAGCCAGATTCAGGAGTGGCGCAAATCGTGCCTTGCATCCGCTCTCCATCGATGATGTTTGCGTCTTCGTAGCAAGAGATCAACCCTTTGGCGGTGACAATCGTCGACGGCCCTCTGTTGGTCCATGTTGGAGCGGTCACACAGCCAGAAAGGGTGATTACGGCGAGAGCAGTGGCGACGAGGGAAGTTTGTTGAATTCGCATGAGTTGGGCGTCCTTACTTTTCGAGGCGCACACAAATACCGGCTATGGGCCACTATTTCAAGCTTAAAGGGTGAATGATGAACAGGCCATATCCTCCACCCTCACTACTTACACAGGCCGATTTCACGATGCGGCTGAGTCCTGCTCCAGAAGTTTGGGAGTGGCTCCAAGCCGAGATCCTCGCCGACACCGGCAGCATTCACAACGAAGACCATGCCCACCTTCTGAATGCAGACATCCGGATCATGTGGGCGTCGTCGAGCTTTAACAAGCAGGGCCGGACAGTCCTGGGCCAGGCCGAACAGGTAGCGTTCCGCGCCGGCGGCTGGCAGAAGGCCCGGATGGAGCAACAGATGCGTGATTGGTTCGGTGATCTGCCGGCTTTCATCATCACGTTGGCTGCTGACTACTGCGCCCAGTGCAGCGACACCGACTTCTGTGCTCTGGTAGAGCACGAGCTGTACCACATCGCTCACGCCAACGATAAGTACGGCCAGCCAGCCTTCAACAAGGAGGGCGCGCCAAAGCTTGAGATGCGCGGCCACGACGTAGAAGAGTTCGTTGGTGTCGTCCGCCGCTACGGCGCAAGCCCTGACGTTCAGGCGTTGGTGGATGCTGCAAACAGTCCCGCCGAGGTGGGGAAATTGAACATTGCGAGGGCCTGCGGAACCTGTCTGCTCAGATCGGCCTGATTCTTGACAGGCTCTAGACGGATGAGAATTTATGACAGTCCTGAAAAATGAGGTGAAGGGCTTCATCGTTCAGGCGCTGGCGTGCTTTGACACACCGTCCCAGGTGGTGGAAGCCGTCAAGAACGAATACGGGGTTGTGGTAAGCCGCCAGCAGGTGGAGACGCACGACCCAACCAAGTCTGCTGGGAAGGGACTTGCTGTGAAGTGGGTGACCTTGTTCAACGACACCCGCAAGCGCTTCCGTGAAGAAACTGCCGAGATCCCAATCGCCAACCGTGCATTCCGCCTCCGCGCCATGAATCGCTTCGTGGAGAAGGCCGAATCGATGAAGAACATCGGTCTGGCCATGCAGATCCTCGAGCAGGCGGCGAAAGAAACCGGTGACATCTACGTCAACCGAGCCAAGAAGGAAGAGGTGGGTGATGAACCGGTGATCCCGACCCGCATCCAGGTCGACGTGGTGGATGCGAGGAAGCCGAATGCCGAGCCTTAATGTTCCGCAGGCTCAGTTCCTCACGCTGCCCCACAAATTCCGTGCGTTCGTTGCCGGGTTCGGCTCAGGCAAGACCTGGGTGGGCTGTTCGGCGCTGAGTAAGCACTTCATGGAGTGGCCCGGCGTCAACGCTGGCTACTTCGCACCGACTTACCCGCAGATCCGGGACATCTTCTATCCGACTATGGATGAGGTGGCCTATGACTGGGGGCTGAAGACCAAGATCAACCAGGCGAACCACGAAGTTCACATCTACAGCGGCCGGCAGTATCGCGGCACTGTGATTTGCCGCTCGATGGAGAAGCCGCAGACCATCGTCGGCTTCAAGATCGGCCAGGCCCTGGTCGATGAGCTGGACGTGATGAGCTTGCTGAAGGCTCAACAGGCCTGGCGCAAGATCATTGCCCGGATGCGTTACAACCTGCCAGGGCTGAAGAACGGCGTGGACGTAACTACAACCCCCGAGGGCTTCAAGTTCGTCTACCAGCAGTTCGTGAAGCAGCTGCGCGACAAGCCCGCGCTGAATGACATGTACGGCCTGGTGCAGGCCAGCACGTTCGATAACGAGCTGAACCTGCCAGATGACTACATCGCATCACTGATGGAGTCGTACCCGCCTCAACTCATCCAGGCGTACCTTCGCGGCCAGTTCGTCAACCTGACCTCCGGCACCATCTACACAGCCTACGACCGCAAGCTCAACGGGTGCTTCGACACCTTGCAGCCCGGCGAGCCGCTGTTCATTGGAATGGACTTCAACGTCGGAAAGATGGCTGCGATCACCCACGTCAAACGCGACCAGGGGCTGCCCAGGGCAGTGGATGAGTTGATCGACGGCTACGACACGCCCGACATGATCCGCCGCATCAAGGAGCGCTACTGGCAGCACGACGGCAACGACTTCAGGAAAACCTGCGAGATCAGGATCTACCCGGACGCTTCGGGCGATTCGCGCAAGTCTGTGAACGCCAGCATCACCGACCTTGCCATGCTCAAGCAGGCCGGGTTCGCAGTCATCGCTCCAGCGGCAAACCCGCCGGTGAAAGACCGAATCAACGCAATGAACGCAGTCTTCTGCAATGCGCAGGGCGAGCGCCGCTACCTGGTCAACCCGCTCACCTGTCCGACCTACGCCGATGGCCTGGAGCAGCAGGTGTGGGGCACGAACGGGGAGCCAGACAAAACCGCCGGCATCGATCACGCGAACGATGCCGGCGGCTACTTCATCCACCGCGAGTACCCGATCATCAAACCGGTCACCGCTATCAAAATGGGATACGCCCGATGAGCAACGACGTCTCCTTCAAACGGGCGGAATACACAGCAGTGCTGGACCGCTGGGCCACCGTTCGCGACGTCTGCGCCGGCCAGCACCGGGTTGTCGATCGGTTGCCATACATCAACGCGCACGACAAGTCTCCGGAAAACGAAGACCGGAACCGTGCTTACCGCGAGCGGGCGGTGTTCAAGAACGCCACCGGGCACACTCGTAACGGGTTGTTGGGCCTGGCCTTTCATAAAGACCCGACGCTCACGGTACCGAAGAAGCTGGAATACCTGCAGGACAATGCCAACGGTTCCGGGGTGAGCATTTACCAGCACTCACAGGGCACGCTTGAAAAGGTGCTTGAAGCTGGTCGCCACGGTCTGTACGTCGACTATCACCAAGACGACGGCATCGGTGGGCACTCGGTGATCCTTTCCTACTGCGCCGAGGACATCATCAACTGGCGTACCGGTATGGTGAACGGCCATAGCGTTTTGACGCTGGTAGTGCTGCGCGAGTCTCCGGAAATTCCCGACGGGTTCGGCTACAAGACGGCTGAGCAGTACCGGGAACTGGCGCTTGAGGATGACGGATTCGTTTGCCGTGTTTGGCGCCGGTCCGGTCCGAAAGGTGGTGGGCCACTGGCAGTCATTGAAGAGTTCAAGCCAGAAGGTGTAACCGGTCGCCTCAAGGAGATCCCGTTCACCTTCGTCGGCGCACAGAACAATGATCCAAGCATTGATGAGTCGCCTCTCTACGACATCGCCATGATCAACCTGGGTCATTACCGCAACAGCGCCGACTACGAAGACAGCGTCTTCTGGTGCGGCCAGGCCCAGCCGTGGATCTCTGGCTTGGACGAGCAGTGGCGCGACTGGATGGAGAAGAACGGCGTCTATGTCGGCTCCAGGGCGCCGATGATGCTGCCGTCCGGTGGCCAGTTCGGCTACGCGCAACCACTGCCGAACACTCTGGTCAAGGAGGCTATGGCCGACAAGAATCAGATGATGATCGAACTGGGTGCCCGGATGGTGGTGGCGTCACTGACCGCCAAGACCGCAACGGAGTCCCGCGGCGATCAGTCGGCATCTACTTCGGTTCTGGCCGGCTGCGTGGCAAACGTCAGCGAGGCCTACACCCGGGCGATCATGTGGTGCTGCGCCTACATGGGCATTGCTGACAAGAAGGTCGCCTACCAGGTGAATCAGGAGTTCGTCGAACTCACGGCTGATCCGCAGATGATCACGGCCTTGGTTGGCTTGTGGCAGCAAGGCGGCTTCGCCAAGGCAGACCTTCGGGCCTACCTGCGCAAGCTGGGCCTGATTGCGCCAGAGCGTACAGACCTGCAGATCGACGGTGAATTGCAGGAGCAGGGCGACGGTCTAGGTCTGGACGATGAGGACAAACCAAATGGCCGCAAACCAAGCAATCCTTGACGCTACGATCCGGCACGCGGTCTTCCTCGAAAAGCTCAAGGCGGGGGAGGTGGGCAAGTTTGCACCCTTCCTCAAGGAGATTGACCGATCTATACGGGATCGGCTGACCCAGTCGGACCTGACTGAGTACAACGTCAAGCGCCTGGAAGCGCTGCTGAAGGAGGTGGATAGCCTACTGCTGGGCATCTTCGACCGCTATAGCGTGCAACTGAACCTGGACCTGGTGGACATCGCCAACTACGAGGCCGAATTTGAGGCGACCAACCTTGCCAGGTCGGCGCCGGTTGGCGTGTCGCTCGATGTGGTAGCACCAACGGCTGCTGCGATCCGTTCGGCAGTGCTGACGAATCCGCTCAGTGTGCGCGGCACAGGCGGCGGGAAGCTGCTGAAGGCCTTCATCAAGGGTTGGACCGGTGAAGAGCGTGAACGGGTTACCGGCACCATCCGGCAGGGCTTCTTCGAAGGGCAGACGAACTTCCAGATCATCCGCAACATTCGCGGCACCAAAGCGGCAGGCTACAAAGACGGCATCCTGGCCACCACCAACCGCAATGCCAGCACGGTCGTTCACACCGCCATTCAGCATGTGTCGTCCCAGGCGCGGATGGAGGTGGCCAAGGCCAACACGGATATCGTGAAAGAGATCCAGATGGTGGCCACGCTGGACAGTAAGACCAGTCAGCAATGTCGGTCGATGGACAAACGACGGTTTCCGGTTGATTCGGGGCCTCGGCCACCGTTTCACCCTAACTGCCGAACCACCTTCATTCTGCTGACCAAGCTCAGTGAGATGTTCGCCAAAGGTGCTACCCGCGCTTCATTGGGTGCCGATGGCGGCCAGCAGGTCAGTGCGAGCCTGGATTACTACCACTGGCTCCAGCAGCAGCCGGCATCGTTCCAGAACGTGGCTATCGGCCCGATCCGGGCCAAGCTGTTCCGGGAGGGCGGGTTGACCGTCGAGCGCTTCGCCGAACTGCAGCTTGATCGGAACTTCGCGCCGCTGACTCTGGTGCAAATGAAAGGGCTAGAGCCGCTGGCATTTGAAAGAGCAAACATTTAGATTTCGTACCTTAAATGGATTTCAAGGTAGCGTAAAATGTCGAGATATAAGCAGCTTTCAGATGCATACGCGGTGAACACTCAGGCGTTGATTGTTTATAGGCAAGAGGCGAGAGATGCGCTCACGAAAATTCGTGATGCCGTTCGGAAGCACCTCGGGCTCATTGTTGTCGACACCGATATAGTGCGAATAGTCTCAGAGAATGGATCAAACGTTTTCTCGACTCTTGCAGTGCTTGAACATGGAGAGTCGGTCCACTTCGAACTTGTTGTGAGCCTTGGCGGCGACGGTGGACTACCGAAGTCCGACATCGCCATCCCCGCAGTGATCGGTAAAAAATCGAACCACATCAATTTATCGATACCTGGAATAAATTTTGAAATTGTCCTGGATAGCGATGATCGCTATCAGGCAGTCGCCGAATCGGTCTTTGAAGCCATTCTCAGCCGGCTGGAAAAATTCTAATAATCATTGATAGCTGCGCTCCGTAATTGGAGGGCTAACAAACAAGACCTCGGTTAATTGCCGGGGTTTTTTTATGCCTGCAAAGCGGGCCGACCAAACCCAAGGGGTGCATCAACGTGGCAGAAGAAAACGAGATCGACCTGGAAAACCCGGCAATCAAGGCCGCTATCGCGACTGCCGTTGAAGCCTCCGTGACTGGGTTGAAGTCCAAAAACAATGAGCTGCTGGGCAAGCTGAAGGAAACCACCGGCAAGCTGACCCAATTCGAGACCCAGTTCGAAGGCATCGACATCGACGCCGTTAAAGGCCTGCTCAGTCGTGCGGGCCAGGACGAAGAAACCAAGCTGTTGACCGAGGGCAAGGTCGACGAGGTCTTCAACCGCCGCACCGAACGCTTGCGTGGCGACTATGACAAGCAGTTGAAGGCTATCACCGTCCGCGCCGAGAAGGCCGAAGCCTTCGCCGCCAAGTTCCAGGGCAAGGTCCTGGGCGACTCGGTGCGCGGCGCTGCACTGAAAGCTGGCGCACTGCCGGAAGCAACCGACGACATCATCCTGCGCGCCAAAGGCGTGTTCTCTCTGAACGAAGAGGGCGAAGCGGTCGCCGTCGATGAGCATGGACAGACCATCCTCGGCAAAGACGGCAAGACCCCTCTGACTCCGCTCGAATGGGCGGAATCCCTGCGCGAAAGCGCACCCCACCTGTGGCCAAGGGCTTCAGGGACACAAGCCCCGGGCGGGGGCGGCGGCCAGGCTGCATTCAAGCGCTCCGAAATGACCTCCGAGCAAAAGCGCGAATACCAGCGCAAGCACGGCCAAACCGCATTCCTGCAATTGCCCAAGTAAGGGGAAATACCCATGGCGACAACCGTCAACAGCGACCTGATCATCTACAACGATGAGGCGCAAACCGCATACCTGGAGCGCGTCCAGGACAACCTGGATGTGTTCAACGCATCTTCCAATGGCGCGATCGTCCTCGACAACGAGCTGATCGAGGGCGACTTCCGCAAGCGCGCTTTCTACAAGATTGGCGGCTCGCTGGAACACCGCGACGTCAACTCCACCGGAAAGGTGACCGCCAAAAAGATCGGCGCCGGTGAGGCCGTCGGTGTCAAAGCACCGTGGAAATACGGCCCGTACCAGACCACCGAAGAGGCGTTCAAGCGTCGCGGCCGCCCGGTTGATGAGTTCTCCCAGATCATCGGTGCCGACGTTGCCGACGCGACCTTGGAAGGCTTCATCCAGTACGCCACCGCCGCGCTGCGCGCAGCCATCGGCTCCAACGCCGGCATGGTGGTCTCGGCGAACATCGAAACCGATGGCAAGAAGACGCTGACCCGCGGCATGCGCAAATTCGGCGACAAGTTCGGCCGCATTGCGTTGTGGGTTATGCACTCCAGTGCGTACTTCGACATCGTCGACGAGGCCATCACCAACAAAATCTACGAAGAGGCTGGCGTCGTTATCTATGGCGGCCTGCCTGGCACCCTGGGCAAGCCCGTACTGGTGACCGACACCGCGCCATCGGACGTGATCTTCGGCCTGCTGCCGAATGCCGTAGTGATCACCGAATCCCAGGCCCCCGGCTTTCGCTCGTACAACGTGGACGACGAGGAAAACCTGGGCATCGGCTACCGCGCCGAGGGAACCGTCAACATTGACGTCCTGGGTTACAGCTGGAAGGAAACCGCCGGGGGCGCGAACCCAACCCTGGCGGCTGTCGGTTCTGCGGCCAACTGGGTCAAGCACGCCGACAGCAACAAGGTCACCGCAGGCGTGATGATCACTCTCACCACTACACCACCAGCTGGCGGCTGATATTCACCCCAGGAAGCGGTCGGCAACGGCCGCTACGGAGATTCCCATGGAACTGATTTACACGAACCAGCTTGAGGGCTTTGAGCCGGAGAAGCGTTACCGGACTGCCAGTCTATTTCGCGGCATTGAACGCGGCGCGACGGCAGTGGTGGTCGTTGGCGACCATCCAGACATCGTCGCCGCCTATGAGGCCGCAGGCATTGCCGTTTCGGTTGCTGAGGTCCCGGAACCTTCCGCAGTCAGCGTGCCAGCGGCACTGCCCGATGAGCTGGCAGAGGAAATTGCCAGGCTGCGGACTGAAAATGGCGCGGTCATTCTCCTGGCTGATGGCATGGAGGCTGGCGAAATTCAGCGACCCGAAGTTGGCGAAATTGCGCTGCGATTGTTTGGCGTACTGGGCACCATCCACACCTCGGTTGGAGAGCTGACTACTGAGCGTGACGGCCTGCTCGTGACTGTAGATACACTGCGCAACGAGGTTGAAGCGCTGAAGAAGGCCGCCATTTCGCCGCCGGTTGATGAGACTGGAGAAATCGCGGCGCTGAAAGCCAAGCTCGACGAAGCGAAGGTGCCATACCGGGCAAACGCCTCGAAAGAATCCTTGGAAAAGCTCGTCGCTGATCTGCCGAAGGCGTGATAATGCTGGCTGCCGGTGACCCGGTGGCCGCTCTCAAACCATTCCAGCGAGTTGACGCATGACACTCATCATCGAGGACGGCACCGGCAAGCCTGACGCCGAAAGCTACGCCAGTGCCGAGGATCTGGCCCTGTATGCCGTGAAATTCGGCACGGTCATCCCCGCGGGCGTTCCCGAGCAGGAAGCGCTGCTGCGCCGGGCTGCCTTGGCAATGGATGGAAAAACCTGGAAAGGCCGCAAGATGAGCAGCGAGCAAGCGCTGGCGTGGCCGCGTCGGGGTGTTGAGCTGGACTGCCAGATCAAGCCAGACAATTACCTGCCGGCGCGGATCCAGTATGGCCAGATGGCCCTGGCCGCCGAGATCCATCAAGACGACATCGACCCAGTGGAGAAGCGCAAGGGTGCTGTCACTCTGGAGCGCGTCGAAGGGGCGGTGACTCGCGAGTACGCGGCGATCTCAAATACCAGCGGTCGACTGCTGCCGGCGGCGCCGGATCGGCCGAGCGCGACGCAGTTTGCCGACTACCTACAAAAGCGCGGGCTGTTCGCAATCCGTGCGTAATGGTAGCTTTGTGCCTTCATGAATCGGAGGTGATTATGACTGCAATGCTTTTTGGAAACGATACGGCTACGTGGGATGAGTTTGCAGCTGCAGCACTCAATGGCTTGATCGCTAAAGGGGATCATTCTCTGGCACAAGCCGCTGCTAAAGCAGCTCAAGCAGCCGATCAATTATTGCTCGAACGTAAAGCTCGAACTGATGCCGCTAATGAATACCAGTTTGGTAAATCTGCGTCTCGGTAGCTTTCTTTAACACTGGAGCCACCATGGCCTTCTACGACGAAATGGCCGTGATGGCTCTGGAAATGATCGCAGAGTTCGGCCAGCCTGTGATCATCAGTAAGACGGAGCCGGGCGAGTACGACCCCGAGACGGGAGGCGAAACACCTGGTGCGACCGCAAAGCAAACCGCCCAGGGCATCCTGCTCGACTTTACCGGCCTCGAATTCCAAAACAACAGTCTCATAAAGCAGGGCGACAAGAAGCTCAAGATCGCCGCGCAGGGTTTGGCCTGGGCGCCGGGTCTGCTCGACAAGGTGGTTGCCCAAGGCCGCACCTGGTCAATCGTGCCGCCACTGAAAGAGGTCAATCCGGCCGGTACGCCCATCTTGTATGAGCTGCAGGTGCGGTCGTGAGCCGGGCAGGCGCCGGCCAGTCCGGCAGCTTCGCCTTGAGTCTGGCCGAGTTCGCCGCCCAAACCAGTGAAGCCATCAACGCCAGCGTGCGCGAGATCATCATTGAGGTCGGCAGCAGCCTGATCCGCATGTCTCCCGTGGGTAGCCCGGAGATTTGGGCGCAGAACGCAGTGGCGAACCAGTACAACAAGGCCGTCGACGACCACAATAGCGCGCTGCGCAGTGACCCGGAAAACCTCACGAAGGGTGGCAGGCTCAAGAAGGGCCGCAAGCTCAATGACGGCATGGACATCAAGGCGCCCGAAGGCTACGTCGGCGGCCGGTTCCGTGCGAACTGGCACATATCGCTCGGCGTGGTCGAGAGCGTCACTTTCGACGAGGTAGACCCAAGTGGTGCTGAAACCACCGCTGCGCTGGTCGCCGCCATGAGCGATTTCACCGCCGGCCAGATGGCCTACATCATCAACAACTTGCCCTATGCGATCCCGCTGGAGTTCGGCCATTCCACCCAGGCCCCCGGCGGTATGGTCAGGGTAACCGTGGCTCGCTTCCAGCAGATCGTGCTGGAGGCCATCAGGAACAACCAGGTATGAGTCACGCAATCATCGCTTCGATCTACGAGGCAAAGCTCATCGCCTGGAACACTGCCAGGTTGGAGAAGTTGAAGATCGTGTTCGAGAACACCGCTTACATGCCGGGGGAGGGCGAGACTTATCTGCGGGCTTTCACCATCCCCGGCGATACCGCAAGCAACACGCTCGGCGGCGATCATCGGCTGTACACAGGCGTGTTTCAAGTCAGCATCATCGCGCCGGCGGGGACCGGCAAGAGCAAGACCAACCCTATTGCTGCCGAGATCATCGCCCTATTCCCGCTGTACGTTCGCGATGTGAAGAATGGCTTCGTTGTCACACCGATGACTCCCGTGGATGTCGGCCCAGGTATTACTGGCGATTCAGCCTATACGGTACCTCTGTCGTTCTCTTACCGGTCCGACACCACGCCATAACCCGCCCGTTGGGCAAATCCTGACCCGCCATTGAGCGGGTTTTGTCATTTCTGCAAAGAGGAAAACCCATGTCTGTCTATTTCCCCAACGGGGCAACGCTTTCGATTTCCAGCGGGTTCGCTGCTGCCAAGCTGATCACCGCAATCAGCAACGCGAACCCCGGTGTCGCCACCAGCGCCGCAAATGGCTTTGCCAATGGCGATATTCTGCTCGTCACCTCGGGCTGGGAGGACATCAACGAGCGCGCTGTGCGGGTATCCAACGCTGCCGCAGGCGCATTTACCCTGGAAGGCATTGACACGTCCAATGTTGCTTTCTTCCCGGACGGCATCAGCGGCGGCACTGCCAAGAAAGTTACCGGCTGGGTAGCGGTCAACCAGGTGATCGGAAATTCCATGTCTGGCGGCGAGCAGCAATATTGGACTTATGCGCCGCTCGAAGCGCGCCGCGACAAGCAGATCCCGACCACTAAGAATGCGCAGGCCTTCGCCTTTCAGCTGGCCGATGATGACAGCCTGGCTTGGTACGAAGAGCTCGATAAGGCTGACCGCGAGAAGGAAGTACGCATCCTGCGTATGTCGCTGCCCAACGGCAAAACGATCTACTACGCCGGTTATGCCTCCTTCAACAAGACGCCGACGCTGGTGCGCAACGAAGGCGCTGCTGTCTCCTTCGGGTTCACCATTAACGCGGAAATCACTGCGTATCGCGCGCCTGTTGCTGCTGGCGGCGGAGCTTAATCATGGCGAAATTCAAGATTGCCCAATCACCGACGTTTCTGGGGGCCGTGATGGTCCCTGTAGTCGGCCAGGATCCGGTGAAGGTGGGCTTCACCTTCAAATACCGAAACCGTATTGAGCTTGCAGCGTTGTTCGATGAGTGGAACCAGCGGCGCAAGGACGGCCTCGATAAGTTCGGCGAAAAACCCTCCGTGTCCGAAATCGTTGCCGTTGACACCGAAAACCAGATTCAGCAAATCAAGGATTTGGTTGTGGCTTGGGAGTTCGACGATAAGTTTGATGACGAGAGCATCAAGGCGTTGGTGACGTCCTGTCATGGCACAACCGAGGCAGTCGTAGACGCCTATCAGGATGCTTATTCCAAGGCCCGCACGGGAAACTGATACGCGCCGCCCGCGCCCTGTATGAGTCCCCGCCGGATGCCGAGCAGATCGCTGCATTCGGCTGGGACGCAGAGGACATGGAAGAAGAGTTCGATATTTGGCCGTGCCTTTGGCCAGCCTTCTTGCTGTTCAATCGCATGTCTACCCAATGGCGGGCAGGCGCCGGCGGCGCGATCGGTCTCGATTACAGCAGCATCCGCGACGTGGCCGGCTTCCTCGGCATCAAGAAAAAGAAACTCGCCGAAATCTTCCCTGACCTTCAGGTGCTGGAAGGCGAAGCCCTGCGCGTTATGGCGGAGGAAAGGGAAAACAGCCCGTAACCACGGGCACTTATTCAAGGTGAGTCGATGAACATTGCAGAACTCGGCGTCAAGATCGACTCGGCAGATGCAATCCAGGCAAAAACGAGCCTGGATGATATGGCGAAGGCCGGCGGCCGGGCCGAGCAGTCCGCCGTTTCGCTGATGAACGAAATGCAGGCCCTGGAGAAATCGCTTTCCAGCAGCGCCAAAACCACTCAGGACCTGGCGAAGCAGCGTGACGCTCTCGCAAAGTTGACCAAGACCGGCGCCTATGGTGAGGCTGAGGCGGCTAAGATCTCAGCTCAGTTGGACAAGCAGCAGATCGCCCTGGCCAAGTCTGCGATGGATGAACAGAAGGCCTTGAACAGCCTTCTGGGTGCCATCGACCCGGCTCGCGCAGCACTGGCAAAGCTGGACACGCAGGTCGAACAGCTTGGCAAGCACCTGGATGAGGGGCGCATCAGCCAGGATCAGTACAACACTGCCCTGAGCAAGATCGATAAGGATTACGCCAAGCTCGAAAAGACCACCACCGGTTTCGACAAGCTGCGGCTCGGCACCCGCCAAGCTCAGGAAAACGTGGTGCAGTTGGGTAATGCGCTGTCGTCGGGTGACTGGGGGAGTGGTGTTCGCGCTGTGGCTCAGCTGGGCGCAGGTGCTAGTGCCGGCGCTGCTGGACTTCTCGCAATTCTGGCGCCGCTGGCCCTGGCTACCGCCGCTGTGGGCGGCCTGGCCTACGCCTACCACAAAGGCAGCGAAGAGCAGGACAGCTACAACAAGTCGCTGATCCTTACTGGCAACTACGCCGGCGTGAGTGCGGGCCAGTTGGGCGATATGGCGCGGCAGGTCAGCGCTACCGTGGGCACCACCGGCCAGGCTGCGGCAGTTCTGGCCATGCTCGCAGATAATGGCAAGATCGCTGGCGAAAGCTTCGAAGGCATCACCCATGCCGCCGTATCGATGCAGGAAGCCACAGGCAAGGCAGTAAGCGAGACGGTTGCCGAGTTCGTGAAGCTGGCCGATGACCCGGTAAAGGCATCCGCTGCGCTCAACGAGCAGTATCACTACCTGACTGCCTCGGTTTACTCGCAGATCGCCGCGCTGGAAGAGCAGGGCGACCACGCGGGAGCCGTGAAGCTGGCGACCGAGTCCTACGCTGACGCGATCAATGAGCGCACGCCGAAGATATTGGCGAATCTAAGCCTATGGGAAAGGGCTTACAACACTGTAGCGCGCGCCGCTGACGGAATAAAGAACATTGGTCGTCCTGATATTGACGCAGATATTGAGCAAGCTCGCCGCGATCTGGCTGATGCACAGAAAGGCAACATTGGGCTGTTCCAAAATAAAAAAGAGATGATCGAGTTCAGGCAAAACCGCCTGAATATGCTGGAGGACGAAAAGGCAGCTCAGGCCGATATTGCCAAGTGGGAGGGCGAACAAGCGAAGGCTCAGGGCAATGCAGTGTCGTCCATGGGTAAGATCGATGCACTCACAAAGTCTTCATGGACGAACGAGCAAAAGCGCGTCGAGGCGGTAAAGGAGTACAAGAAATGGCTGGAGGATATCCGCAAGATCGACCCGAAAGATTCCCGGCTCAATCAGGCGGCGATCGACAAGAACATTGCCAACATCAATGAGAAGTTCAAGGATCCCAAAACAGCCGGCACCCAGGTTGACCTGACGAGCTTCAATGATGCCAAGAACAACCTTGCAGCGATCACCGACACCTACAAAAATTACCAGAAGGAACTGGAAGCAGCTCAAAAGGCCGGCCTGCTGTCCGAGGAAGACTATCTGCTGCGGCGCCAGGCGCTGATCGGGAATCAGCTCGACCAGACAACGGCAGCCTACGAAGCAGAGATTGCGGCGCTTGAGGCCGCCAAGGGCAAGAAGTCCACGTCGGCTGCGCAAAGCATCCAGCTGGACCAAAAGATCGCCGACGCGCGCGCCGGGATGGTCAAGGCGCAGAAGGACGCGGACAGCCAGCTTGAAGTGCTCGCAACCAACGAAACCGGGCGCTTGGCAAAGCAGGAGCGGGCGATCAGCACGTACGTGCAGGCGCTGGGGCAGCAACAGAGGGCCTTGGAGCTTGCAGGTCAGCGCGCAGTGCTCGGCGTAGGGCAAGGCGATCGCCAGAACGCGCTCAGCGGCGAGCTGAACAGCCAGCAGGACCGGTTTGCTCAGCAGTCGCTGGAGCTTGCCAACCAGAAGTCCGATCCTTCGCGCAACATGTCGGAGGAAGAGTTCAAGCGGAAGTCGCAGGCGCTTGCCGATGCGAACAAGGCCGCCACCGACCAGATCCGGCAGAACTATGCGGATGTGGAGAATGCCCAGGGCGATTGGACGAAGGGCGCAACGGCAGCCTGGGATAACTACCTGGATTCGGCGCGCAACATCGCCGGGCAAACCAAAAGCCTGTTCGGCAATGCCTTCAGTTCCATGGAGGACTCACTGGTCAACTTCGCCATTTCGGGCAAGGCATCGTTTGCCGACTTCACCAAGTCCATCCTTGCGGACATGGCGCGCATTGCCACACGCCAGGCCAGTTCGGCGCTGCTGGGTAGTTTGGTGGGGGCGGCAGCAAGTTACTTCGGTGGCAGTGCGGCCGGCGGAGGTAATGGTCTCGCTGCAGGTTCCGCTGGCGCAGCGTCGTCGAATCTCGGCGCCTCGGCGGCTGGTTACTCCAACACCTACTTCCCACAAGCCAACGGCGGCGCATGGTCGGGCGGTGTGCAGCTGTTCGCCGATGGCGGTGCATTCACGAACTCAATCGTCAGCAAACCCACGGCGTTTGGCATGGCCAACGGCAAGACCGGCGTTATGGGTGAGGCCGGGGAGGAGGCAATTATGCCCCTGACCCGGACGTCGAGCGGCAAGCTCGGCGTCATGGCCATGGGCGGCAGCGGGTCTGGCGGAACGCAGATCAATGTCGAGGTACATATCGACGGCGACGGAAACGCATCGTCAACCGCTGACGCGCCTGGCTATGACCTCTTCGGCAAGGAGCTGGCGACGTTCGTTGAGCAGAAGTATCAGGAGCTGCGGAACAAGGACATGCGCCAGGGTGGCGTGATCAACAACGCAATCAAGGGGCGATGATGGCTATCGAACGATTCACCTGGGCGACAGAGAAGGGCGCGGAGGGAGATATCGCCCAGCGTGTCCGCTCCAAGCAGTTTGGCGATGGTTACGAGCAGTCGGTCGAGGATGGCCTCAACAACCGGTCGCAATCCTGGCCCGTGACCTTCACGGGCATAAAGGGCCGCATCAAGGACATCATGGCCTTCCTCGACCGACACAAGGGAGCAAAGGGTTTCCTCTGGGAGCCGCCCCTCGGCGAGCTTGGCCTCTACAAGTGCAACGGCTACAAGCCTGTGCACCGTGGCGGCCAGGTCTACGCCATCAACGCGACTTTCCAGCAAACCTTTCATCCCTGAGATAACCGCCCATGGCACTGATCACGGACATCCAGAAACTGGAGCCCGGCGGAGAGATTCGCCTGTTTGAAATTGACGGGACGGAATACGGCGCCGATTACCTGCGCTTCCACGGGCACGCCATCCCGCACACGCCAGAGGAATTGCTCGCGTACGAGGGCTCCGAAGAGGATCTGCCCGCCAAGTCGATTATCTGGCAGGGCCAAGAGTACGCGGCCTGGCCGGTGCAGATTGAAGGTATTTCTTCGAGCAGCGACGGTACCGCCTCTCGGCCGACTTTCGCCGCCGGCAACGTCAACGGGCGTGTCACAGCCCTGTGCCTTGCCTTCGAGGACATGCTCAAGTTCAAGCTGACGGTTCGCGAGACGCTGGCCCAGTATCTGGACGCGGCGAACTTCCCCGAAGGCAACCCGACTGCCGACCCAACCCAGGAGGCGCTGGAGATCTGGTACATCGACCAGAAAACAAGCGAGGACGGCGAGGCGGTGGTCTGGGAGCTGTCCTCCCCGGGCGAGATCGATAACCACGGTTTGCCCGGCCGGCAGATGACAACGTTCTGCCACTGGGCCATGACCAATGGTTACCGGGGGCCGGACTGCGGCTACACCGGTGCGGCCATGTTCGACGACGAGGACAGCCCCACGGATGACCCGGCTCTGGATCAGTGCAAAGGGTGCCTGTCGTCCTGCAAACTGCGCTTCGGCGAGAACAACGAACTGTCCTTCGGCGGATTCCCCGCCGTTTCCCTGATTGCCCGGAGCTGACCATGCGCAAGCACATCATCGCGGCGATCCAGGCGCACGCTGCAGAGGAATACCCCCGTGAGTGTTGCGGCCTGCTGCTGGCCGTTGGCCGGGCGCAGAAGTACTACCCGTGCCGGAACATCGCCACGGAACCGAGCGAAGAGTTCCGGCTGGATCCTGAGAACTACGCTGCTGCGGAAGACTTGGGCGAGGTGATCGGCATCGTTCACTCGCACCCGGACGCCACCAGCAGACCGTCACCGCATGACCTGGCCATGTGCGAGGCCACGACTTTGCCCTGGCACATCCTGAGTTGGCCCGAAGGCGACCTGCGGACGATCACGCCAACAGGCAGCACGCCGCTGCTCAAGCGCCCGTTTGTGCACGGCGCCTGGGACTGTTGGCAGGTGTGCGCCGATTGGTATGCCCGCGAGTGGGGCCTGGAATTCGAAGCCTTCCAGCGCACCGACGGCTGGTGGGAGAGTGCGAAGAACGCCAGCTTGTACGAGGCGAACTACGAGGCTGCGGGCTTCGTGCGCGTCGACCGGCCGCAGCGCGGCGATTTGATCATTATGCATGTGGGGCGGACAGTTCACCCTAACCACGCTGGGATTTACCTGAGTACCGATCCGTCGTTACCTGGTGAAGAGTCGGGCACTTTCGGCCCCGGACCGTTCCTCCTACACCACCTGTACGGTAGGCCGTCCGAGATAATCGTCTACGGCGGCCCTTGGAATGACCGGACACGCCTGATCCTCAGGCACAAAGACGCAAGACAACCAACATGACGCGGCATGGCCGCAGGAGAGTGTATGCAGAAGAATGATCAGTTCAGCCCGGTAATCGCTTGGCGATCAATGCTGGGGAGCAAGCCAAACCGCGAGCCGGTAGAGGTTGATGTTCAAGATGGGCGCGCCGAGTATTTGCTCAGCGGCCCGTACAAGCTCTCCGAAGGCGGTAAAATCGAAGTTGTTGGTGGCAGGCTTCTTTTTACCGGCGGCTGCCTCAAGATCAGTTGATGTGGTGGAACGTCCTGGAGAAACTACCGTCACCAAAGTAGTTAAGGTTGTCGGCTAGTATTAAGGCATACCCTGGGCCTACGGCCTTAAGCTCGTCCGAAATGGTTTGAAAGCTCGACTCTGAAAGAAACGTAATGACACCGCACCCCACCTCAACATCTTTGTATGCGAATTTGGTCGCTACGGGGATGTAGTCTTCTTTCGAGGTGACGATGATGTAGGGGAAGATGGTTTGTCCTTCGTTCACATTGACCTCCAGGTCATAAATGCGCCGATATTGGCGCAATCCCAGTCCTTGGGCTTGCAGGCGAAGGACTGGGGAAATCCTTTATGCTTTGAGCTTATGGAGTACATGATTCAGCGCCGAGATAGCGCTCAGCGCCCAAACATGGTGCTCCTCAATTCCGTGGCCGTTCGTGATGTCGTATCCCAGCATCGCCGCCGAATGGAACCGAAGTCGCTCTAGGTTCTCTCCTGCGTAGGAGGCTTTCTCTTCAAAATAATCGTCCAGTCGCAGTATCAATATCGATACTGCGGAGAAAGCTGCTGCACGCGAGAAGAGATCATCCGTGGCGCGTGCTGCGCGAATCAGCTCGTCGATTTTTTCTAGAGCTTGCTGGGGGTCGTTCATGCTCGGTCCTCTGAAAGTCCATTTCATAAAGGCCAGAGGCTACTATCGTGTGCGGTTTGGGCGTTACTGGCATTCCATCCACGCTGGATGCTTGGACAGGGTGGAATTCAAATTGTTTACGGGGGATGATGGCACTTGGCCAATGAAAAGGAGTCCAGTTGTGAGTATTACCACGGAAGAGAAGGAACGGGTTGGTGTCGTAGTGCATTTAAATGGTGCCGAGTATCAGAATGTTTTGGTGCCGTGGAGCTTCGATATACCTGATAGCTACAAGTCGTCGCTTGAAGCGTTGAGGCGGTGCCGATACGTTGCCTTTGTTGTAGATGGAAGGATGAAGTCGATTGGCGAGATTGATCGATGGAGCTTTGAAGTCGGTGATGATTGCAAGAGATCGGCGAGTTTTTCTCTACTTTCGGACAACGTCGAAGGGCTATCCTCGCGGCTCTCAACTCCATTTAGCCAAATTCATTGGTTGACTGGGTATCAGTTGACCCCGATTCAAGAGGGCTTGTCTCAAGGCGCTAAACAAAGGCCTGCGGATGTTTTGCCAAGCTTCGATATTGAAGAAGCCTCGAAGTCAGTCGCTAGACGATTTAGTGTCGATGCTGAGCAAGTCGAAATAACAATCCGTTCAAAGTCTGCCCTTCGCTAAGCATGATGCCCAAGCCCAGCCCCGTGCTGGGCTTTTTGCATCTCCCCCTGAGTGCTACAGTCCCGCCAAACCAAAGAGGGAACGACATGCGTATTTTGATAGCAGCGGCAGCGGTGGCGATGCTGGCGGGGTGTATGGCGCCTACGATGAATGAGGCACGCCAAAGCGGACCTTACAAGGTGTTGACCTCCAAGAAGACAGATGCCGCGCTCGCCAAATGCGTCCAGTACGAATGGCAGAACCAGTCGATCTTCGGCGGTACGCCTGGCGCAACGCTTCAGCCTGGCCGCGACACCGGATACACGGTATTCACTGAGGGCTCGCAGTACTTTGTTGATATACAGCCAAAGGGCACCGGATCTGAGGCAAAGTACTACGTAGTGGTTGGCAACTGGATTGCCAACAAAAGACTGGGCGCGCTGCAGGGCTGCCTGTAGCAGTAACCACTTTCAAACAAGGCTCGCTTCGGCGGGCCTTTTTACTGTCCGGAGAAAAGCACATGGCGGCACTGGCCATTAATTATCAGCCCATGACCACGATCCTGCTTTACGGCCAGCTTCGGCAGTTTGGGCGCTCATTCCGAATGGCTGTGAGGTCTCCCGCCGAGGCGGTGAAAGCTCTTTGCGTTCAAATTCCAGGCTTTGAGCGCTTCCTATCCAACGCAAAATCCAAAGGGATCGAGTTCGCCGTTTTTCGCGGCAAGACGAATCTGGCAGAAAAGGAACTTGGATTCACGGGGGAGGGTGACATCCGCATCGCTCCAGTCATCACCGGCAGCAAGCGAGGCGGGGCACTGCAGACCATTATCGGCGCAGTATTGATCGTCGTCGGCCTCGTCATCACCGGCGGCACCTTTGGTGCAGGTGCGCCTTTTGGCTCGGCCCTGATCATGATGGGCGGGTCGATGGTGCTGGGTGGTGTGATTCAAATGCTCAGCCCACAGGCCGGCGGCCTTAAGACCAGCGCCGCGCCCGAAAACACACCCGGTTACGCCTTCGGCAGCGCCAAGAACACAACGGCGTCTGGCAATCCGGTTCCGCTTTGTTACGGCAAACGCCGGGTAGGCGGAGCGATCATCAGCGCCGCTATCTATGCAGAAGATCAGATGTAGCGAAATCCGCACCACCACAGCCGGCCATGAGCCGGTTTTTTATTGCCTGGAGAAACGCATGGGCGCAGCACAGAAGCTCGACATCTACGGTGCCAAGGGCGGCTCCGAGAAGCCAAAAACCCCAACCGAGGCGCCGGACAGCCTGCGCTCTGTCGCTATCGCCAAGATGCTGATCGCTGTAGGGGAAGGTGAGTTCGAAGGAACGCCTACCGCGAAGGACATCTACCTCGACAACACCCCACTGCAAGACCCCCAGGGCAACATGAATTTCCCGAACGTGAAGTGGGAGTGGCGCACCGGGGCCGTGGACCAGAGCTATATCCAAGGCATCCCATCGATCGAGAACGAGACCACGATCAGTACCGAGCTGCGCAGCGGGACGCCGTGGGTGCGAGCCATCAGCAATACCCAGCTTTCCGCTGTTCGCGTCCGTTTTGCGTGGCCTGCGCTTCAGTCCGTGGACTCTGGCGGCAACGTCAATGGCTACCGGATCGAATACAAGGTTGAGCTCGCCACCGACGGCGGCGCCTATCATCAGGTTCTGAGCGAGGCTGTCGACGGCAAGACCACCAGCCTGTACGAGCGCACGCGCCGTATTGATCTGCCCAAGGCCACCACCGGCTGGCTGATGCGTATCACACGCCTCACCATCAACCAGAACAACAACAAAATCTCCGACACCATGCAGATCGCCGGCTTCACCGAGGTGATCGACGCGAAGATCCGCTACCCAAATACTGCGCTGCTCTACATCGAATTCTCCGCCGAGCAGTTCCGCAGCATTCCGGCCGTCACGGTGGAGACAAAACTGAAGAAGATGCAGGTACCGAGCAACTATGACCCGGTATCGCGTACTTATTCCGGCGTTTGGGACGGCACATTCAAACAGGCTTGGACCGATAATGCGGTTTGGATGACCTACGACATCACCACCGCAGATCGCTTCGGCCTGGGCCGCCGCATCAAGCCATGGATGGTGGACAAGTGGGAGCTGTACCGCATCTCGCAGTATTGCGACCAGTTGGTGCCGAACGGGAAGGGCGGCCAGGAGCCGCGCTTCATCTGCAACTTGAACCTGCAGAGCAAGGCTGACGCCTGGTCGCTATTGCGCGACATCTCGACCATATACCGAGGCATGACCTACTGGGCTCAGGGCCAGGTGTTCACCCTGGCAGATATGCCGCGCGCAACCGACTTCGACTTTGCATACACCCGGGCGAACGTCATCGACGGAAAGTTCACCTATTCCAGTGCGTCGGAGCGTACCCGCTACACCCGTGCGCTGATCAGCTACGACAATCCACTGAACAACTACGACACCGACGTCACTGCTGTGACCGATGCAAAGCTCCAGCGGCGCTACGGCGATAACCCCCTGGAGATAAGTGCCATCGGCTGTACCCGCGAGTCCGAGGCCCAGCGCCGAGGCAAGTGGGCGTTGCTCACCAACTCCAAAGACCGTGCCGTCACTTTCAAGGTCGGCCTCGATGGGCGCATCCCGCTCCCTGGCTACGTGATTCCGATCGCCGACGAACTTCTCGCCGGCCGTCCGGTGGGTGGGCGCATCTCGGCAGTGAACGGCAAGGTCATCACCCTGGACCGCGACACCCAGGCCAAGCCCGGCGACCGGCTTATCCTCAACCTGCCCGACGGCAAGTGCGAGGGCCGCACCGTGCAACTGGTAAGTGGCCGCCAGCTAACCGTGACCGTTGCCTACTCTGTGCCGCCAGAGCGCGAACTCGTTTGGGCGTTGGACGCCGATGACTTGGCAATCCCGCTATACCGCGTGCTCAGCGTGGCCCGGCCAGAGCCTGGCGTGTTCGAAATCTCGGCCGTTCAGTACGATCCGAGCAAGTTTGCTCACATCGACACCGGGGCGCGCCTGGAAGAAAGGCCCATCAGCGTCGTGCCGATCACCGTGGTGCCGGCACCGGCGAGCGTTTCCCTGACATCGAGCTACGCCGTTAACCAGGGCATCGCGATCAGCACCATGAACATCTCGTGGCCTGCCGTCGCCGGCGCGGTCGCTTATGACGTGGAGTGGCGCAAGGACAGCGGCAACTGGATCAAGGTGCAGCGGACGGGCTCGACGAGCGTTGACGTCACCGGTATTTACTCGGGCGCCTACGTGGCACGTGTTCGGTCGGTGAGTGCCTTCGAAATCTCGTCGATCTGGAAAAACTCCAGCCTGACCAACCTTGAAGGCAAGACCGGCCTGCCGCCGGCGGTGTCGTCGCTGACCACCACCAGCGAATTGTTCGGGATCAGCATCAAGTGGGGTTTCCCACCTGGTGCGGAGGACACCCAGCGCACCGAGCTGTGGTATGGCCCCGCGAACGACCTGGGCGCCGCAACCAAGCTGGCCGACCTGGCATATCCCCAGTCGGACTATCGCATGCAGCAGCTGTTGGCTGGCGCAACCCTGTTCTTCTGGGCGCGCCTGGTGGACCGGACCGGCAACGTCGGGCCGTTCTATCCAGTTGGAAACGGTGTAATGGGGATGGCGAGCGCAGACGCAGATCCCGTGCTGGACTTGATCGCCGGCCAGGTTGGGCGAACGGAGCTCGGCAAGGACATCCTGGACGAGATCGACAAGATCCCAGGGCTGCAAGACCAGATCGATGCCTTGGACGGGCTGAAGGGTTACGACGAGGATGAGACATACCTGAAAGGCCAGATGGTCGTCGAAGGTGGGAGGATCTATCAGGCTGCCCAGGCTGTTCCCATCAACACCCCGCCGCCGAACACTACCTATTGGACCGATGTGGGACAGTCCGTTGAAACGGCCAACGGCCTGGCCCAGCAGGTATCTACCAACACCGCCGATATCACCGAGCTGGACGGCGTGGTCACGGCTCAGGCGTCAAGCCTTCAGGCGTTGCGTTCTGCATACCGGGATGACACGGGGGAGGGTGACCTGGCGGATGCACTCCAGGGTTACAACGCTTCAGCCAGTTTTGCCCAGGAGGTGAAGACCCAAGCCTCGAAGAATTCGGCGCTGGTGCAGCGCACGACAGAGCTGACTGCCGAGGTGGGCAATGTCAGTGGATCTGTGACTGCGCTGGAAAGTGTTGTTGCCACCGACCGCCAGGTGACCGCGCAGGCCATCCAGCAGATCGGTGTGAAGGTCGGCGAGAACTCGGCCAACATTCAGACTGTGAGTCAGGCCCAGGCCGGGACCGACGGCAAGTTGGCGACGATGTGGTCTGTGAAGATGCAGCTCAACCAAAACGGCCAATACGTCGCAGCAGGCATCGGGCTTGGCATCGAAAACGTTGATGGTCAGTTGCAGAGCCAGTTTCTGGTGAGCGCTGACAGGTTCGCCGTGGTGAACAACATCAATGGGGTGCTTTCTTCGCCATTCACGGTGCTGAACGGCCAGGTTTTCATGCGGTCAGCCTTCATCCAGGACGGCACCATTACGAACGCCAAGATCGGCGAATACATCAGCTCGACCAACTACATCGCGGGTCAGCAGGGGTGGATTCTCAATAAGGACGGCACCTTTGAGATTAACGGTGTAGTGCCTGGTCAGGGCAGGTCGATCATGACCAATAGGTCTCTTCGTTTTTGGGACGTGAACAACGTAAAGCGAGTTCAGATTGGAGATCTAACCGAATGAGTCATGGCATGCGTATATGGGGGGCTACAGGCAACCTGCAAATCGATGAGAACTCATTCACTGTTAGGGTCGTCTATTCGGCAGTTGTGTCATCAGCCAGCGGTGGTAGAAGTCTCTCTATCACAATCGCTGGCGTTACTCCTGAAACACATTCAGCCGTTTGCATTCCTATTGGCGCATACCCTCAAGACCAAAACGCCCAAGACTATCGCGCAGTGCAATATGAGCCTCAGGTAGTTCCGGGTGGGGTGGTCGTTTGGTTTGGAAATAGAACTCAATCAAGCGGTGTTATTGGCTTGGCCCCTCAGCGCCTGCTTGTTATGAGGTATAGGTAATGTCTTATGGGTTCCAGTTTACCAATGCAAGCAATGTGGTGACGCTTGATTCTGAGTTCTCAAGGCTGGTCGTTCTTCAGACTGGCAGATACTCAAGTGGTGCCGCGTTTTCTCCAGCGATCGCAACCCAAGAGCCGCCGCTTGTATTTGTTCGGCCTGATGCGTCTTCAACTTTTCAGTACGCAACGATAAGCGGTACGCCAGGCAACTGGACCGGGTTCTCGTTCATAAGTGGTGGCGCTGGTAGCTACTTTTGTGCGGCCTTCAAGTCACTGCCCACAGCAACTTACGGGCTAAGGTTGTGGAGTGGGGCAGGGGATTTGCTTTTCGATAACGATACACCTTGCGCTCAGTTTACAAGAACCATATCTAGCTGGACTTACTTGGGGGCATCAAATACCGGCCAAGGGCTAATCCGTTGTAACTATACGGCGGTATCGCCATTGGATACTGGTGACTACATGTTGATTAATAACATTGGTATGGATGTTGCTGGTTCGTCGAGGTCATCAAAGCTATATTGCACTTGGGAGTATAATAACAACCGCATACTCATGTTTGCTATTGGTGTTACCCCTAGTACTAATTTCTTTGTGCCTGTTGTCTTTGCTAAGCCTATATCTTGACTATTAATTTGGTCGATTTCCAAAACTGATTTATCAAACTTTTATCGTCTGGAGAAAAATATGGTATGGCAAAGGGCCGGGACAGTTTCTGTCCAAAACGGCAGCACAACCGTAACAGGTGTCAATGTTGATTTCGCCGCAACTTCCAGGGTGGGTGATTCCTTTATTGGGCCGGACGGCTCGAATTATGAAGTCTCCAACATCGCAAGCGCTACAGTGATTTCGATTCTGCCGGCTTACAAGGGGGCTACTGTAACTGGAGCGGCTTACGCCATCATGCCCGTGCAGGGATATGTCAAAGATTCCGCAGATCAATTGCGCGCCGCAACGAAAGCTCTCGGTGATATGCCGGTTAGCAAGCAGGATAAGAGCGACAACCTGACTGCATTTTCAGGGCTTGCTGGCGATGCTAACAGGCTTCCATATTTCACTGGGGCGGGAGCCCTTTCACTTGCCGTGATCTCAGCCAAGGCTCGGGCACTACTTGGGCGAACGGACACGGCTGGCATGCAGGCTGAACTCGATCTGGTTCCAGTTTCAAGCAAAACGGATGTGAACCCTGGAAGATTGGTCACAGTCGGGTGGCTAGGGTTTGGGGCATCCCTTAGCCCGGCCTTGCCAGGGTCAAACGCTAACGTGGCCATACCCTCTGGACCAGTCTACGCCACACCAGCCACTTGGACTGGAAGTCCCTATGCAGGTACGGACGGACGTAACCAGGGGTATCTATCCGCAATAGTTTGGTCGGACGGCGGTTATATGATTCAACGCTGGGTTGGTCTTGATCCATCATGGGGTAGCTATCAGCGACATTATGTAAACGGAGTATGGCGGACATGGGCCCCTGTCTATAACGCCGACAATTCAAACCTTGATCCAACCAGCTCAGCGCCCGGCTTAATGTCATCCGCCTTGGTTGGGGGCTATTTAGTCAACCGTTACCTTAATGGTGAAGTTGAAATTAGGGGAGTTGCGCCTTTAACACCCCAAGTAACGGCGGGTGAACTTAGAGTGCTTACGATTGCCCTGCCGATTACACTGGTTAATGGATCCCTTGGGTTTTGTTTTTCATCCCTTACGCGGGTTCAGCCTCAACAGACGTACGACTCATACGGGGTAATCGCGGAATACATGTCGGACCCGTCGACTATCGGTATAGTTATAAGGAATGGTGCTACACCGCAAACATTTCAACCTACAATAAACGTTAAAGGTCGATGGAAATGAAAATTAAACTATTCCCCTTTTTGTCCGATTGGCCCCTTGAGGCTTCCATTGATGGTGATGTAATTACCATCAATGGCGAATCTATTGACCTGTCAGGTATTCCAGATGGTTTCAGATTGCCAGGGAGTGCAGTTGGTAACAAGTTCTTCCTCGGGGGTTCTGGCGACTATGTGGAGCGAATTGGTAAGACTTTACACTTTACCTTACGCTTTCCTGTTCAGTGGGACAGTCCGCCGGAAGTAATGAACCCAATTGAGCCTATCGTGATTGATGCGCGTAGTGGTCCGGTTAAATTCCCCGACAGTGCGCCAATCGTAATTGAGCAACCAGTTATTGAACTATCGGAGGTGCCGGAAAATGGTTGATTTGAGCCAGCTTGAGCCGGTAAAATCCGCCCAGGATATTACGGATCAGATTGATCTGGCCCGGGCGCGTGCTTACTTGAAAGAAACCAACCGGCACACTTTTGCCCTAGTCGAGGAGGGCACGCCAATACCGGAAGACGTAAAGGCAGCACGTATTGATGCCAGGGCGACTATTGCAAGGCTTGCTCGACCCGCTATCTGACACGCTTAGGAACAAGATAACCCGCCAATGAGCGGGTATTTTTTTGCCTGGAGAAAAGTATGCCGATCACCGAGCAGCAGCTGCTGCAGATCCTCCCGAACGCCGGCAGCAATGCCGGCGTTTTCTTTCCAGCCCTGAATACGGCCATGAGCCGTTACGGGATCGTTGGCACAGCCCGCGCCGCTGCGTTCATCGCTCAGGTTGGACATGAGTCCGGCCAGTTGCGCTATGTGCGCGAGATCTGGGGGCCAACGGCGCAGCAGCTTACGTACGAAGGCCGTGCCGACCTGGGCAACACCGTCAAGGGTGACGGCTCGAAGTACCGGGGGCGCGGGCTGATCCAGATCACCGGGCGGGCGAACTATGCCGCATGCGGTGAAGCCCTGGGCCTGGACCTGATCAACAACCCAGAGCTGCTCGAGTTGCCACAGAACGCGGCGATGTCGGCGGCCTGGTTCTGGTCAACCCGTGGGCTGAATACCCTGGCAGACCAAAAGGACTTTGCGAAGATCACCAGGCGCATCAACGGTGGGCTCACCGGCCAAGACGATCGCCAGGCGCTGTACGACAAGGCGCTGAAGGTGCTGGCATGACGCCGGTGCAGAAGTTGGCCGGCCTGGTGGCGATGATCCTGGTGCTGATGGCCGGCGCCGCGGGCGTGACCTGGCAGTTGCAGGACTGGCGCATGGGAGAGAAGCTCGCCGAGCAGGCCGGCCTGCACAAGGATGACCTGGCCGCGATCAGCAATGCCGCCGCCGCCCAGGCCCGCACCGAGCATGACAAGCGCCTGGCCACCGAGCAGCAGCTCGCCACCCAGGACCAACAACACATCAAGGAATTATCCGATGCCCATCGCAACCAGGCTCTCCTGCGTGACCGTCTTGCTACTGCTGATGTCCGGCTGTCAGTCCTCCTTGCCGAGGAACCAGCCAGTGGCTGCAACGTGCCTTCCACCCCCGGCGCCGCCGGCGTGGTTCATGCAGCCCGTCGAGCCCAACTTGACCCAGCGCATGCTCAACGAATTATCGCCATCACCGACGCCGGTGACCAAGGACTGATCGCACTACGTGCGTGCCAGTCGTATGTCCGGACAGTTGCGCCCTGAGACCGCTGAACTACTCTCTCGGAGTCGGTTTCTATTGCGAGCATACGGTTTATTGAAGGGCGTCATGGATAAGATGCTAGCTGGCCTTTCGTTTCTGCTGACTCTGGGCTGGGTTGCGGCGGTAGCGTTTGTGATGTGGTATTTCTCGGAACCTTAACGCAGGGGGCGAATCAGCTCTGGCCCGTTGTTCCGCACGTTACCCACGGCCGTATCGACCTTGAACCATTCGAAGGCCTCGGCCGGCTCACCCTGATGCAGCACCATCTGCTCAGCGCGCTCCTTCGGTGTAGCTGGGTCCAGCCATTCCCGGGCCAGGTCCGGAGTCAGCACAACGGGTCGACGGTCGTGGATGTCCACCATGCCGCCGGCGCTGTCGGCGGTGATGATTACGAAGCCGTCATGTTCGCCCGGGCCTTCATCTGCATCGGGTAGTTGGCCGATTGCTGCACACAGCACCGGTGCGCCATCCCTGCGGCGGATCAGGTAGGGCTGCTTCTTGGGCCCACCCTCATCGACCCATTCAAACCAGTTATCGACGGGCGTGATTGCCCGGTACGGCCAGATCGCCCGGAAGAACGGCCCGTGCGCTACCTTCTCCACGCGGGCATTGATCGGCGCGGCGCGGTCTTTCGCCCAGTGTGGCCGCCATCCCCAGCGCACGGAATCGGCGTGCAGCAGGTCACCCTGGATATGGAGGAGTGCGACCTGGGTGGAAGGGGCGACGTTATAGCGCTCAATGGGATGATCACCCACTGAGTTTGCCAGGGCATTGGGCATGCTCAATGCTGCAACGAAGTCGTGGATACCCCGATACTGTGAAAGTCTTCCGCACATGGTCATGCCCTCTGTGTACTAGTGAGCTTAGACAATCGTGGTCGTTCGAGACCTCAATTCATTTACGATCAGCCTGAGGTTATCGGCCTCGCGCTTGCTCACGATCGCGGAAGAGGTGAGGTCGGAAATTTGCTTCCTCATCGCCGCAGCTTCACTACCACGTTGTCGGAGATAGCCGGCGAACTCATCTTTCTTCGCCCGGGCCTCATCTAGCATCAAGACCAAACCGAAGATGTCGGCGCGAGCTTTGCTCAGCAGCAAGTTCAGCTCCTGGATTTCATTCTCCAGCAGCAGGCAATGCTGTTGGTACATTTCCAGCGGCGAGGGGAGGCCGAGCCACTCACAGGTGTCTTCGTCGAGGTTCAT